TATTTAGGTAACGAAACATTTGGAAGTGCAGAATTTAGTGTAACGCCTGCAGGAGTTTTAAAAGCAACTTCTGGAACTATTGGTGGATGGACATTGGGTGCAACTACTTTAACAGGTGGAGCAGCAACATTAGATAGTACAGGTGCGATTTCAATTGGTACTACAAATAATGTTTTTAAAGCAGATACTAATGGAATATGGTTAGGAAATGCTATATTTGGTAATGCCCCATTTAGGGTAACTAATACCGGTGTATTATATGCAACCGGTGCTGATATTGCGGGTAAAATTACAGCCACTACCGGTAATATTGGTGGTTGGATTGTAACTTCTACAAGTATACGAGATTCAACTGAAAAATTAAGATTAAACGCAGCAAGACCTGCTATTGAAATTTATGAAGGTAGTGCATTAAGGGTAGATATAAGTAACGCATCAACATTGAGTAGTTTAAGTGCTGGCAGTGTGACAATAAGCCCAACTTCAGTAACGAATTGGAATAGTCAACAAAAATATGCTAGTAACAATTCTCAATATATTACACAATTGACTGCTAATATGGACCCAACATATTTAGAATGGACTCCGGGTTCATCACCTAGTTTTACTACAAGTGCTGGGACTACTGGAATTTATTCCATAAGTACAAATTTATGGCATGCTGCACTTTCATATTATAGTGTATATTTAGAACCGGGAGCACAACCATTTGGCGGAGGTAATCCTTATATAAATTATGTACAACACTATTACACCATAGGGATTTCCGTTAGAGCAGGTGGTACTGGTATAGGTAATGAAGTTTTAGACATATCAAAAGCAGTAAATTTTTCACAGGTATTTGGATATGGTAACACTATATTAGAAGAGCAATTTGGTTGGGCTTCAGGTGATGCTTTTGGTACTTTAACCGGGACTATTACATTATTACCAAGCACAACATATTATTTTGTACCTTATATTAAAAATGGAGTGACTGCAGTCTATCGCGATTCAGGAACAGTTTCAACTTTTGATGTTAATGTCACCTATGACACCCCAAAAATAAGTACTATATCGGTATCACAACAAGTATCAAAAACTGAATTAGTTGCGGGTGGTTTCCAAGTTGTAGCAAGTACTGATAGATATCTTAAAGTTGAAAGAAATGAGGCAAATACTAATTTCGTTGCGGTTGGTGGCGGTATTACTGCTACCGGAAATATAACTGCATTCGCTACTTCAGATAAAAGATTAAAAGAAAATATTATACCAATAGGAAATGCACTTAATAAAATAGAAAAATTAGATGGTGTAGAATTTGATTGGACAGATGAATATATTCAAAAAGAAAGTGGTGGAAAGGGTGAAGATAATTACTTTATAAGAAAACACGATGTCGGTTTAATTGCTCAACAAGTAGAAAGTATTTTACCAGAAGTTGTTGCAACAAGAGACGATGGCTATCTTGCTATTAAATACGAAAAAATTGTACCTTTATTAGTTGAGTGTATTAAGGAATTGAAAAAAGAAATTAACGAGTTAAAAGAGAATAAGTAATGGCACTATTACAAACAACAGGTCCTATTTCGCTGAATGATTTAAATACCAATCGGAATATTCCATCTGGTACTCAAATAGATTTAGATACTGCTGCTATTGCTTATGGTATTCCTGCTAAACCACATGGGATGGATGAGTTTTATGGTAAAGGTCAAGGTGCACCAAGTCCAACTCCTGCTACAACACCGGCACCAACTCCTGCACCAACTCCGGCTCCAACACCTGCAGTTACTCCGGCACCAACTCCGGCACCAACTCCTGCACCAACTCCGGCTCCAACTCCAGCATCAACTACATTCACAGGATTTGTAAGTATAGAAAGTGATATAGCTGCATGTGCGGGGGGAGAGTATGGACTTGTTACAATTACTGTTTATGGAACAACCTTATGTAATGCAACATCAGTACGTGCATTAATATCTGAAGAATATGGTAATGTTTATAGTGATTTTACTCATAATCAGACATTCTATATAGCTCGTCTAAGTAATGTTAGACACTTCCAACGTAATGGTTCTGCACAAACAGGTACACCACAAGCCGTTTGTGATTTTTGTCCAACCCCAACACCGACAGTTACTCCGGCACCAACTCCGGCTCCGAGTGTTACTCCGGCTCCAACACCTGCAGTTACTCCGGCACCAACTCCGGCTCCGAATGTTACTCCGGCTCCAACACCTGCTCCAAACGTTACTCCTTCGGTAACTCCAGCATTTACTCCGGCGGTTACACCTGCTCCAAACGTTACTCCAGCAGCGTATTATTTATCAATGACACTTAATGTGGGTTGTTTTGGTTATGCAGGTAGTGGATATATTGATATAGTGTCAGTAAGTGGTGGTTCTGGAAATTATGTTTATCATATTGGTAATCAAGCAATTAACTTCAATGACCCTAACGCATATAATTTAAATCAAAGTGCATATAATTTAGCAAATGGAAGTTATTATGTTGCTACATATGATAGTTCGTATAATATATCCGTAGTTCAAGTTAGAAATATAAATTGTGCTGCAGCACCTAGTCCAACCCCAACACCGACAGTTACTCCGGCACCAACTCCGGCTCCGAGTGTTACTCCTGCTTATGTGGCTCCAAGTGTACCTACTTATTATCCACCTATTACAGATTTATATAGTTGTAATAATGGTGTATGTGAAATTGATAATCTAAATGGTATATACACGAGTTTATTAGAATGTCAGAATTCAGGTTGTGAAAGTCCGTGTTTAGCATACGGAAGTGAAATTTTAATGAGTGATGGTTCTACTAAATTAATTGAAAATTTAGAAATGGGAGATGTGGTAATGAGTCTTTCTATAATAGGATTAGATAAAGATATAGAACAAAATTGGGAAACGTTTACAACTAACGATTTACAATATTCAAAATCAACTTCAGTAGTTAATAGATTAAATCGTGGTTCATATACTTGGTATTATTCTATAAATAATGGTTTACTAAAGGTAACATATGAACATCCAATTTTGGTTAAGAGAAATGGTGAAGTAATATTCTTACAAATGAAAAATTTAATAGAAGGTGATTTGTTATTAAATAATAATGATGAATTCGTATTAATTGAAACTATTGATATAATAAACGAAAGTTTAAATACAGTTTCAATTGGAATCGAAGAAGATGATGTTTATTTTGGTAATGGAATATTAGTACACAATATAAGGGAAGAAAAGATATAAGTTATGATAATACGACAAATTGATAATTTTTTATCCAAAGATGAATGTGCTGATTTAATAAAACAAATTGATACAAATAACCAACCAAGTACTGTGGTGGGTAGTTATACTGGTATACTACATCATGCTAGAACAAGCTCAACTTCTAATATTAAAGAAGAACAATTTATTACACAAAAAATAAAACAAAAAGTTACAAAAGAGGTAGGATTACCTGCTAATCATATTGAAAATATTCAAGGACAAGTATATAAAAAAGGACAATTTTTTAGACAACATCACGATTGGTTTGATGAACATTCATATGAACAACATTGCTTACATTCAGGTAATAGATGTTGGACGGTTATGATTTATTTAAATGAGGATGTAGTTGGAGGTGAAACTAAATTTCATAATTTAGATTTAAAGTTTACACCAAAAATAGGTACTGCAATTGTGTGGCAAAATATGGTTGATGGGATACCAACTCCAGATTCATTACACGAAGGTTGTGATGTAATAGATGGTTCTAAATATATTATAACAATCTGGGTTAGAGAAAAGCCGTGGAATTCAATATTAGATTTAAAATTATACAATGAAAAATATCCAAAAATAAACCCAATAAAAAATAAATTTTCTACAAAAGATAGTTTACCAAAATTAAGTGAAAATGGGTTTTTATTAACCAAATTATCTACTGAGGATTTGGAATTGGTGAATATAATGTATGAATCGGTGAAGAATAATAAAGTAGAAGAAATATTTGACCATAAAAGTAGTATTATATTGGGTAATAACAATACATCTGATATAATGCCCTTAGATACGATTCCAGAGTTGAGAAGTAATTTACATAAAAAGTTAGAATCAATACATAGTAATTGGTGTGGTGAAGAAATAGAACCAACTTACATTTATGGTATACGAAGTTATAATAAAGGTGCCAAATTAGCATCACATTACGATAAAATTGAAACACATCATATCTCATCTATTATCATGATAGATAAAAATTTAAACGATGGTAATGATTGGGGATTACAAATAAAAGACCATAGTGGAAACACTCATACCGTTTACATGCAACCGGGAGATATATTATTATATGAATCCGCTGTTTGTTTACATGGGAGAAATGATGAATTTGAAGGTGAATATTATAGAAATATGTATGTTCATTATAAATTAAAAAATTGGGAATATGAAAGTAACACCTAATACAAGATTAATTACATTTGGAGACTCCTGGACACAAGGACATGGAGTTGAATTGGATATTCACTATAAAGAAGTTATTTCACCAAATGAATTTACAAATAAATTAAGAAATTCAAATGGTTGGCCAAGACATTTAGCTACATTATTAGATTTACCATTTGTAAATTGTGGTTGGTGTAATTTTAGTAATAAAAACATCCTTGAAGAAATAAAAAAAAATATAGAATATTTACATAAAGATGATATTATTATTATTATGCTTAGTTATCCATATAGAGATAGTGGAGACCCGATAAATGATATAAAAACTATAACAACCCTATTATCAGAATATAATTATTTTTTATTTAATTCATTTGCAAAAACTTTTATGACTGAATTAAATTTAAATACAAATGATATTGATTTAAGTAGATTTATTGATAAAGAATTAACTATGAGTAGCTTATTAATAGATTATGAAAAACAAAAAAATATTTCTGTTTGGGAATATAATTTTAGATACCCATATACTTGGCAAAATACTGATGGTGGGGATACTCATCCAAATTATTTAGGTTATAAAATAATTGCTAATAAAATATACGAATTATTAAAAAAATATGATAACGATTCCCGTAGCAGTATCAAATAAATCATTTCAATGGCAAAGTAGTTTATTTCAATATGCACAAAAAAATGTATATGGAAATCTTGCCCTTTGGAATTCAATTGTATTAATTGCTGATAGGAATTCTCATGGGAAAATAATTAAAGATGTTGATTGGAATCTAAGTATACCATATAAAATTGTAGATGGAATACATACTATATTACCCCTATCAGATGAACATCCGTATTTCTCAGCAGGAAATTTATTTTTTGCAATTAAACAAATATTAAATGATTTAGATGATAATGAATGTATTTGTATTATTGATTGTGATGTAATTCCATTTAAAAAATATGATGGAATATTACCTAATGATAATGAAGTTATAACCTGCAATAAATATGAAGATTGGCATATGAGATGTAGTCGACCTGATAAGGAAAATTATAGAATAGTTGAACCATATTTAAGACACGATACACATGAGTATATGGATGGTGGGTTTGTTCCTATTATTATAAAAGTTAACACTTTAAAAAGAATAGTAGATGAAGTTATTGAAACCGGCATTGATATTGCTAGAAATCATTTAGATTCTTCATTTGGTTGGTGGCAACAAATGTGGTCTTTTCAAATTGCATGTCATAATAATCATATAAAATGTATAGGACAGGATAATACTTATTTTCCAAGTATAAATGAGTTTGATAAAGAAAAACACTACTTTGCACATTATTCGTGTGACCCCTTATTTAAAAAATCAACATTCCCAAATCATAATATAGCTGGGTTTCCACATAATAATTTATTTTACGATACAATAAGGGATTGGTATTATAGATGATATACGTTTTTATACCTTGCCGATTAGATAAGGAAGTAATTCCTACTTGTTTTGATTTGATATATAAAGCATCAAATCCAAATAATATCAAAATTATTGTCTTTAATCAAGATAGACAATCTGATATGTTTTTTCAGGATTTATTTCCATCTCAAGTTACATTAATAAATGTTGATTATCAAAAATTTTCAAATATTTGTTGGATACGTTCCCTTGCTAACTACTTTATAGAACCGGAATTTAAATATTTTTTATCAATTGATAGTCATATGAGATTTGATAAAAATTGGGATACGATATTAATTAATGCCCTATTACCAAATTCTATTTTATCTGCGTACCCACCTGCATATCCATTATATGGGACATTTGAAAAAAATAAATCACATCATACAAATGATTGGAATAGAGAAAAAATAGGTGGATTTCCATTTGTAATGAAACTAAATGATGATGGTGAAAATTATTGTAAATCAACTATTGCAGCAGGATTTCATTTTACTACAATTGATTGGTTAGAAAAGGTTGGGTATGATAAATTATTATGTTGGAAATATGAAGAAATAGATTTAACATATCGGAGTATTGGTATGGGATATTCAGTTATTAATTATAAACATACCCCATTATATCATTTATATGATAGAAGTAATCGAAAACAAGTTGACCACGCTGAAATATTTCTTTCTGATTGTAATGAGTGGATGAAATCAAAATTAAATGATGAATATACGAAAAAAATAAATGAGTATTATAACATAAATTTTTTCGATTTTTTATAATTTTATATATTTATATATAATATGAGTATAAAGGTTTTAGTTACAACTGGCTGTGGTAATACTGTTATGGGTGGTGCCGATATATGGACTAATTATTTTTTAGAATTAGTTTGGCCTTCTCTACCTGTCAAACGGGATTGGAGGTTACTCATAGATTCCAAAAGACCCGCTTCATTTGAATCAAAATACTTACCGAAAGGATTGGTTCATCATTTTCATTACGATGACCCTGAAAAGACTAGAATGTGGTTAGATGAGTGTGAGGAAATTCATGTTTTACATCCACATTATCATTTAAGACCACATATTTGGCATTTTGAAGATAAATTTAAAACTGTCTTTGTTCACGCATATGCTAGAGAGATGGATGCAACAATACAAGCAATACCGGAACTAAAAAGGTTACAATATAATACAGGCGTTGATTCAGAGTTTTATGATGAGTATTTAGCAACATTTAATCGTAGAATTTGGGTAGGTAATAATACTACCACTATGATTGATGAACATCCAAACTATACCTACAACGTTCCAAATTTTTATGAGTTTAAAAATAACTTACCACTCACCACTCACGTTGATAATGGTAAAATTGGGTTTGCTTCTCGTATTGAATCGAGAAAATGTGTACATTGGTTAAACGACCATACCGGATATATCCTAACAAATCAGTTTGATTTACAAAACCTTAAAGATAGTAGTACTTACTCATTAAAAGGAATGGAAGTTTTCCAATGGGATGTCAACCATCATCATTTTTTTATGATGAAGAATTTTGGTATATTTCATGCCGCATATTTTAAAGAACCATTTGGATATTCAATATTTCAAGCAGTAGATTATGGTAAGTTACCAATAATACATAAAGATTGGGCACCGGAGGTTGAATACAAATATAGGGTTTCAACTAAAAATGAATTTGATGAGTGTGTTAAACAAATCCTCAAAGATTCATACGAAGAAAGAGTTGCAAACGTAAAAAATCTTAAAGATTATATGATACAATTTGATAATAAAGATGCATGGATTGATAAAATCCGTACAGCAATTTTAGGATAATTCCAAATATTTATTTTTATATATTTTTATATATTTATATACGTTTGGGAAAAAGTTGCATACTTATAATAAAGGGGGTAGGGGGATAAGCTACTAAGCTATTACACTATCACTTATACTATCTTAATTAACTTATATTACTATTAAGCTAATAGCATATTTCTAGCATTTCATTCACATTATTTAATGTATGGGCAGTATTCTTAACTACAATATTTTAAAAGATTTTTTTACCAATAATAGAACTAAAAAAATAGATACAACGGGTAATGAGTATTTTGAATACCAACCCGTTGCATATCGATGGTCACATGGGGCTACTGATTTACATATTGGAGATGGTTTATTAATTTATGCAGTAATCCAATACCTCAGAGCAAAAATCTGTGTATGTTTGGGGAGTGGCGGTGGGTTTATTCCGCGATTAATGTCACAAGCTAGAATTGATTTACACGACCAACAACTATTTAGTGGAATTAAATCAATGGAGTGGGGGGATTGTGGCACTACAATTTTAGTAGATGCAGCAAATGGTATCGGTGGTCATACTGATTGGCAAAATGAAGATTCTTTTTTTAGAACCCATTTTTCTTGTAGATTTATTATAGATACGACTGAAAACGCATTTTATAATTATTTTGTTAAAGAGGATATTAAAATAGATTACCTACACATAGATGCCGGCCATTCTTATGAAGATGTAAAAAATGATTTTGAATTATATTCACAAATTATTTCACCTTATGGTATCATATCAATCCACGATACTGATTCATCGTTTGAAAAGGAATTAATTGTTACCGATGATATAAAAACCAAAAATGATTTTCATGAATTCTCTCACGGCCCCTCTCAATTAATTAAAGAATTGAAAGAAACGGGTGAGTGGGAGGTTTTTAACTTTTTCAATAATGGAATATTGAGAAGTAAACCCGCTTCTACTGGTTTGACATTTATCCAACGATGCAAAAAATAAGATTAGTAACAGTTACGGGTAGTAGAACAAATACTCTACATCATATGTTAAATCACTACAATGATTTAGTTGATGAAATATGTATTATAGTATATGAATGGGATAGATTTAGTACATATGATGATGTGTATGAAATAACAAAACAATTTCCAAAAGCTAAAATTGTAAAAAGAGAAATTGCTGAAAAATTTAATTGGGAAAAAGTAACCAATTTATATAATGAAGTAAAACAAATGTATCCCAACGATTGGTGGGTAGTTTCAGACGATGATGAATTCCACATTTATCCACGACCAATCAGAGAATTAATTTCTGAATGTGAAGAAAATGGGTGGGAGTTTATTACCGGCGGGTTTATTGATAGGATAGGAGAGAATGGAGATTTTCCTGAAATTAATGAAAATACAAACATTTGGAAACAATTCCCACTTGCTGGATTTTTTAGATATCCAATGAGTGGGGCTTGTCCAAATAAAGTTTGCGTAATGAAGGGTTCGGTGAATGTAACATCCGGCCAACATTATGTAGATTTTGGAAATGGTGAAAATAGTTGGGGGACATCACATCCACAACGATATCCAATCGGAAGAGGTGGGGGATTAATACAGGTACATCATTTTAAATGGGATAGCACTTGTATGGATAGAATAAAAGATGTTGCTAATATAAAAAAAGAATATGCATTTTCAGATGAATATCAATCAATGTACAACTCAATTCAATGGAATGATTTTAAGATTGATATTAATAATCCTAATTTTATGATAGAAAAATCACCATTGAAATTAAATAATTTTAGTGATTATAGTAAATGGAATAGATTGAGTAAAATAATTACCAAAATTTAAAAAAAATATATTTATATATACAAACAAAAAACGAAGAGTTATGGCTAAACAATTAATTAAAGCAACAGAAGAACCAATAAAATCAGTTGTTGCAGTAGAAAATTCACAACAAAATGAATTACTTTTATTAGAACAAAGAAAAGTAAAAGCATTAGAGAAAATTGCAAATTCAATAGATGCACTTACAATATGGGTGGAGGAAATTGATAAAGATGCATGGGGTCCACGCATTGAACATTATTTATACGAATGGTATAAAACAAGTATTGAACCGAATAAATTAGATGATTAATAATGACTTTAGAAAAAGTTGGAATTATCGTTCCGTATAGAAACCGATACAAGCATTTAAAAAAATTTGTAGAACATCTTATCGATTATTTATGTGATAAAGATATTAACTATAAACTAATAATTGTAGAACAAGATGATGCTAAGTTATTCAATAGAGGAATGCTTCTTAATATTGGATATACTTACGCAAAAAAACTACGTTGTGATTATCTAATATTTCACGATATAGATATGTTACCAGCTGATGTTGATTATTCATATTGTGACCACCCAATTCACTTAGCAACAGAAATTATACCCGAAAAAAACGAAAGAAAACGAAATTTATATGATTATTATTTTGGAGGTGTAACCCTATTTCCAATTAACGATTTTGAAAAAATAAATGGATATTCAAATAAATATTGGGGATGGGGGTTTGAAGATGATGATTTACTTTTTAGATGTAAATTAAATGATATACCCTTACAGACTAAAAAAATAAAAAATATATCTAAAAATACTCAAGTTTTAAAATTTAATGGTATTAATTCATATATATCATTTAATAATACAATAGATTTAAGGAGAGATTTTTCTATAACAATAGCATTTAAACCAGATTCTATAAAATTAGACAAAGAAAAAACATCCGATGAATTTACTATTTTTAGTATTCCCGGATATGATTTTGCAATATCATATACCTCTTTTAATAGATATAATTTTTGTGTTTTTGATAATGATTTAAACGCAATTTATTTAAATAGTGAAATAAGTCCAAACTATTCAACTAATATAACACTTGTATACGACCACCAAAGACGTAAAATAAAAATGTATCAAGATGCTGTATTGGTAGGTGAAACAAAACTAATTAAAAAATTTTATAAAAATTATAGTCAAGAACCAAATATCTATTTAGGAGTCGGCCGACCTGAGAGGGAAGTAATACCCAATTGGTTTAAAGGTAATATTGAATATTTTGCACATTACGATACAAAATTATCAGAACCCGCTATAATTGATATAGTAGAAAATACAGAAGAACTATTAAATAAAAATTTTAAAAACTACATTTACGCCGATAATTTAAAAACCTATTATGATACTACATTTATACGAGATTATAAATTAATTGATTTATCACCTCATAATAATTTGGGTACTATAATAAATTGTGAAATAGCAAAACAAGAAATTATAACTGAAATTGAAACTAAAATACCATATAGAAGGGCCTCTACTTTTAATTCTATTAATCATAATTATCATGGATTTACTGGTAATAGATGGAAAACTGATAATACAAGATGGAATCAACTTCGATTTATAAATGAAGTTAGCGAACATACTGAATTAACAAAAGAAGATGGGTTATCTGATTTAGAATTTGTGGTACATAGAAAAACAAAATTAGATAAAGACGTGGAAATGATAACTGTTGGTATATAATGAAATTAGGAGTATGTGTACCATATAGAAATAGAGAATCTCATTTAAAAGAGTTTATTCCTGCAATAGGAACGTATCTTGACCAACAAGGTATTGAATATTGTATTTATTTCGGCCACCAAGTTGATGATAAATTATTTAATAGAGGTGCAATGAAAAATGTTGCAGCTAAACACGCATTTGAAGATGGCTGTGATTATATAGTTTGGCATGATATTGATATGATACCGGAAGAGGGGTGTGATTACTCATTTCCAACCGAACATCCAATTCATATTGCTACTAATATCTCTCAAATGGATTATCAATTAAAGTATGAAGAGTACTTTGGTGGTGCAGTCATTTTTTCAAAGGAACAAGTGGAACGAACCAACGGATATTCAAACGATTATTGGGATTGGGGAATGGAAGATGACGACCTTTTTTGGAGATGTGTGTTAGAGGGATATGCTAATGATTCATATATGGATTATGATGATACTATTCAAAATTATTTGCATTTTAATGGTAAATTATCTCATATTAAAATTGAAAAAAATAATATACTTCGAAATTTAACATCACGTTCTCATACCATATCAGTTTTAGTTAGAGCAAATCAACAAGAAGAGAAAGTTCCAATTTGGTTGATAGGTGATGATGATAGAAGATTTTGTGAATATCCAATTATAAGACGACCTGGCTTTGATTATGGAATTTCTTATAATAATAGTAGGGCATACACTGCACAATTATGGGATAGTGAACAACATCATTTATACCAATGGATAAAACGTTATGAAAATCAATGGAGTTGGGTAACCCTAGCAGTTGATTCAGCAAATCAAAATATTCATTTCTATTTAAATGGAAAAGAATCAGATGCAAGACACGGAACAGGTACAACCTCACCACTTCATTATGAGAACCGCTTAAAGAGTTATGGTTTAGATGATTATTATATTGGAACAACTACTTCAGTTGGTAAAACCGAACCAAATAGGTGGTTTAAAGGTGATATAGCAAAGATTATGATGTGGAATCGTAAATTAGAAAAGGAAGAAGTTGAAAACTTGCAAAATGAATTACCAAAAACCGGTTTAGTGTTACATTATGATTTTAATATAGAACCTGATACCAGAGTAGCAATAGATTTATCAGAAAATGGTATAAATGGTGAAATAAAACGTTGCGAACCCAAATCAGACCAAATAAAAATCCCATATACAATTATTCCATTTAGAAGACAAGGTAGATTACGTTGTTTACCACATCAAGATGAAGGATTGATTAAAGTTGGTGGGGTTGATAAATGGGCAAAGGGGGAAACTACGGCAAGAAATGAAAAAAGATATGTTTTACAAATGCAACAAGGTATTTGGGATTATAAATCAGATGGTATCGCTCAATTAAAATATGAGTTGGTAAGTATCGATGAAATATCCCCCAAAGCAAAGTTGATAAATGTAAAATTGTAATACATATAAATATACAAAAAGAAGTTATGGCAGACGAAGAGAATATAAAATCAAAAGAACTTAAAAATTCATTAACAGGTGAAAATCCATTTTATGTTGGTGTACGTGATTCACTAAATGAAAAGGGTAATGGAATGTGTTTAGCAAAATGGACACAAACCACATTACACTTACAATTAGGACATACCCATTCATGTCACCATCCTCGCACCCACCCAATTCCTACAAAAGAAATTGCACGGAATCCATCCGCACTTCATAACACTCAATATAAGAAACGAAGACGAAAAGAAATGCTAGAAGGTCAACGTCCTTCTGAGTGTGATTATTGTTGGGGAGTAGAAGACAACTCCGATAGATTTTCCGATAGAACCTTCAAATCAGCAGAAAGTTGGTCTTATCCATTTATGGAAGAAATCAAAAATTCTGATTGGAGAGATGATTATAATCCAAAATATGTGGAAGTAGCATTCTCAAACGCATGCAATTTTAAATGTTCGTATTGTGCACCAGCATTTTCATCAAAATGGATGGAAGAAATTGAAGAATTTGGTGCATATCCAACAACTGATGGATTTAATTCATTAGAGTATAATAAATCAGAAAATAAAATGCCAATAAAGCATAGTGAATTAAATCCCTATGTTGATGCGTTTTGGAAATGGTGGCCGGATTTATATAAAGACCTACATACATTTAGAATTACCGGAGGTGAACCATTAATGTCAAAAGATACATGGGATGTATTAGATTATATAATAGACCACTCAGACCCAAATAGAAATTTACAACTTGCAATTAATTCAAATTTAGGTGTACCAGATAAATTAATAGATAAATTTATTGATAAGGTAAATAAAATTTGTGATGAAAATAGAGTTAGAGAATTTATTATTTTTACATCATGTGATAGTTGGGGAGAACAAGCTGAATATATTAGACATGGATTAGAATTTAATAGATTTTGGGATAATGTAAATAAAATATTGACTAAGTGTCCAAAGGTTAATTTAACATTTATGGTTACTTACAACGCGTTATCAGTACCAAATTACCATAAATTAATTAATGGAATATATGATTTAAAAAAGAGTTATGGTTCATCGGATAGATATTGGCAATCTGCTGTATTTTTAGATACATCTTATTTAAGATATCCAACACACCAAACAATTCAGGTTCTTCCGTATGATTTTGCTGATTTAATTTTTAAACAAGCACAACTAGCTGATTTTTTATCAGTACCTTTATTTGAAAATAAATATGTTGGATATTCTGATATTGAAATTCAAAAAATTAAAAGAACATACGATTGGATGATTTCACCAATTGATGATAAAAAACTATTTGAACAAAGATATAATTTTGGAAAATATTTTGAAGAACACGATAAACGCAGAGGAACAGATTTCAAAAAAGTATTTCCAGAATTAGCTGATTTTTATGAATTTACTAAACAAATTAAATTATGATTTTAAATGGCGATTCCGCTTGGTTTGTTCCACCTACAAGTAGATATGGTTTAAGTAAAGTTTCATCTAGAGAACTTACTAATAGTAGTTTTACATTTTTATGTCAAGTAAAAATAGATTGGAGTAAAATGATAGAAGGTTCACATACTCAAGAAGCTGCAATTATGATAAAAAATGGAAAACATTTAGGAATTACAGTAATGAAAACCGGAGAGAATTTTAGAGTAGCTAAAGGTGCGGTTTGGGTTGAATCCAATATACTTGAAGAAAAAGGTATACGTGAAATTATCATACCATTAAACGATGCCATAAATACACCTGATATTAGTGATGAATATCTTAATTTAGTTTTTTCATATGATATTATTAATAAAAAATTACAATTAATTGTAAATAATCGTAAAAAAATAATCGATGTTCCAAATGAATTAATAGATTATACTCCATCCTGGTTATGGATTGGATGTGCAAATCCATTGGAAAGTGAAACAAATTATCATCAACATTATTTTTTTGGTGAATATAAGTTAGTTGGAATATATCAAAAATACCTAACAGATGATGAAATTATAGATGCATTTGCTAAAATAATAAACCCAGAACATAAACCTGTTGCTTATTATAATTTCAAAGAAACAACTCCATATAAAGTGTTGGATATTACATTAAATGGTAATAATTTAAATAAATACGATAAAAAATGGATGGACGCCAGTTAACAAGAACAAATATTAATTTTGTATATGAGTTTAAAACTCCAAATGGATTTTTACCATTGGGTTATAACAAATATACATTTCCAGTTAATGCGTTTGATAGTATAGAAACTATTAGAGAAGACGATTATGTCATTATAATTAATTCATCTAACGAACCGGCAGTTTATCATAAAAGAAACAGTAGTTATCCAATTAAATTATATGAAAGAGGTAGAAATCTAAATCATATAATGGTTAATGATTTAAATGATGAAAATATAAATAAAGATGAAATTTATTTATTATGTTTTGAATCATTTTCAACTCAAGTTTTATTTGAGTACTATGGAAACGAAAGTAATAAAATTGAAAATATGATATCTTCAAAATTATTAAAACTTGTTAAAGAATATCCAAATTTTAAAATAATGTTTGTTGATATATGGGAGGGTTCATATGAACATAATATTGAATTTTTTAAAAAAATAAACGAATTTTTAGATAGGAACTCAATATCAGATACAAATAAAATTATAATAAGCACAGTCAATGGTTTAATTGAAAAATTTGATAATAAAATATTAAATCCAACAGGTATTAACCGAATTACTACATTTTGTAACGATAGTTATATAAACGAATCCGGTAAGTTTATCTCAGAATTAAGGGCATCAAAAAATAAAGAAATAGTTTCAAAAGAATATATCTATTCATTACAATCTGAATTAAAATTAGAACCAAAACCTAAACGATTCTTAATGTATAATAGAAACACATCAAGATTACACCGTCCCTGGTTTGTAAAATTATTATTTGAAAACAATTTATTAGATAGTGGGTATGTTTCTTTAATTAAAAATGAAGAGTTTGAAGAATATATTAAAAAATCTGATGAATCAGTATCAGAATTAGATTTAACTAAATCAGATTTTAATGATTTAAAGACAACATATAAAGAATACTATCCATTAACAATTGATGAAGAAGATGGTGATACGATTGCTTGGTTTCATAATTATTTAAGTAGAAAAAAAGAATATGAAGAAACTTTTTTTTCAATTGTAGGTGAAACTAACGCAGAAAAGAATTATTTATTTATAACAGAAAAGACTACAAAACCAATTATGAATTTACATCCATTTTTTATTGTAGGTTCACCTTATACTTTAAAATATTTACAAGGGTTAGGATTTAAAACTTTTTCTGATTTTTGGGATGAAAGTTATGATACTGAACCCAATTTTAAATTAAGATGTAATATGATTATAAACGAAGTTAAAAAACTTTGTAATAAATCACAAGAAGAAATGATTGAAATAATTAAAAGTATGGAAGATATATTAATTCATAATAAAAAATTATTACATTCTTTTTATACTAATAATAGAAATGAAAATATGTTTAGAAATAGTTTAAATGATATAATATGAATATTTTAATTACAGGTGGTGCAGGTTATTTAGGTTCAGTTTTAATTGAACGACTATTTAATAATGGTGGTGTTACAAAACTTACAGTTTACGATAATTTAATGTATAATCAAACATCATTAATACATTATAGCTGGAGAAAGAATTTTGAATTCGTTTATGGTGATGTTAGAGACCAGGAAAAACTTTCAAAATATGTAGATGAGGCAGATGTAATAATTCCTCTAGCAGCAATTGTAGGATTTCCTGCGTGTGATAGAGATAAAGACCTTGCAACTGCAGTAAATTATACTCATGTAAAATTTATTTGTGATAGAATAAAAGATAGTAATAAAAAGATTATATACCCCAACACAAATAGTGGGTATGGGATAGGAGAGAATGGTGAGTGTACTGAAGAGAGTCCACTAAACCCCATTTCTCATTATGGTGTAACCAAAGTTAATGCTGAGAGAGAAGTATTAAACTATGGTGGTATTTCAATTAGACTGGCCACCGTCTTTGGTTCATCACCACGTATGAGAATGGACTTACTTGTTAATGAATTTGTTTACAAAGCATTAACTGATAAGTACATCACCATTTTTGAGAAAAATTTTATAAGAAACTATATTCATATTAGAGATGTTGCAAATACATTTGTGTATATGATAGAAAATTATGAAAAATTAAAAGGAGACGTATTTAATGTAGGTCTTTCAAATGCTAATTTATCAAAGCAACAATTGGTAGAAAAAATTAAAGAATATGTACCTGATTTCGCAATCACATATTCGGATTATTATGAAGACCCCGATAAAAGAGATTATATTGTTTCTAATGCTAAATTAGAATCATTAGGTTGGACTCCACAATATAGTTTAGATGATGGAATCGTAGAATTAATAAAAACATATAAAATTTTAATCCAAGACTTATCTTCAAAGTATAGAAATGGATTCCCTTTAAGTTATGGCACAAGGACGTAGTATATTTTACAAAGAAAGAGGGTGGAATGATTTTCACTACTATAATGGGTTGGTATTACCAGAGGTAAAAATCGTACAACCATCCACTTACTATGAGTATAGAGGTTCAATCTCTACAACGTATCACTCAGAGTATTACGACCGTTTGTTGCCCGCCGCTGAACGCAACAATGGGTTAGAATTTAAGCATGATAGGTTTTCAAAATCAAAGGTAGGGGTATTAAGAGGAATGCACTATGATGAAAAGACTTGGAAATTAGTAAGTTGTCTGCATGGTCGTATATATTTGGTTGTAATGGATGTCCGACCGAACTCACCAACCTATGGTAAATGGGAATCTTTTATAATTTCTCCGGAAACAGGTACACAAGTCTTAATTCCACCAATGTTTGCTAATGGCCATTATGTGATGGAGGATGATTCTATCTTTTTTTATAAAATGGCGTATGAAGGTGAATACAACGATGAAAATAAACAAAAAACAATAGTATATAACGATAAACGATTTAATGTTGAATGGCCCGTAGCACAACCAATACTTTCAAATAGAGATAAAAATGGAAATTAAAAATTTAGATTATCATGAAGACCGCTGGCCCGATGGTAATCTTACAAAAGAAGAACTCATTGGATTTGAAGATGAAGTCATTCAACATTGGGAAAATGGAGATATCCACGGCCCAATACACTTATCAAATGGAAATGAGAATGAGTTAATAGAAATATTTAAAAAAGTAGGTATAGATGATTGGGTGTTTTCCACTTGGAGGTCTCATTATCACGCCCTTTTACATGGAATTGATAAATCCTGGTTAAAGGATGAGATTTTAGATGGTCGAAGTATAACCATTGTCAATAAAAAATGTAATTTTTACTCATCAGCAATTGTAACAGGTATACTACCTATTGCATTGGGTGTTGCTAAAGCAATTAAACTAAAAGGTGAAGATAAAAAAGTATGGTGTTTTATTGGTGATATGACTTTTGAGACTGGAATTTTTTATGAGGTACATAAATACGCTAGAAATCACAACTTACCTCTTTATTTTGTAGTAGAGGATAACGAAGTTTCTACAAATACACCGACATCACACACTTGGGGAGAAATTCAGAGAGAAATACCAGAAGATGTCATCTATTATAAATATAAATCAAAATATCCGCATTATGGAACAGGAAAATGGGTAGTCTTTTAAACTTTGTATTCTTAAAGGATACACACGAATATAATGGAGATGAGACCTATGCAATGCAGGGGCCTATATTTTACTATTTAATAAAAAATGAATACTCATACACATTAAATGGTCAACTAAAACCTGGTTATAAAAATTTATTATTAATAGAATCTAGTCATAAATTGCAAAGTCTATTAAATATACCAAATGATGTATATGATTTTATAAAAAATAATGATATAAAATTATTATTTACAAGTATACCAGACCCGTGTAATAGACCCACCTATGATTTAGGAATTAGCTATATTCAAACAAAATTATCTAATACAAAATATTATATAATAGATAGTAATAGAAGATTGGAAGGTATATTATCATTTGATTTTTTCTTAGAAGAATCTATTTGGAATAGAAACCAATTTTTTGGTAAAGAAATAACTGATTTAGGATATGTGAGTGAAGAAATTCAATTAAATGAGTTAGATAGTTATAGAAATAAAAAATTTATTTGTTTTAATAGGGCATTAGATAAAGAACATAGAATATCTTTGTTAAATGAATATCTTACAGGTAATTACTCTGATTCATATTTTACATTTTTATTAAAAACAGAAGGTTTTGCTAGAATTTATGATAATAAACTAAATAATAATCAAAAACAACAAATAGATGTTGATTTTTTTAATAGCAAACTTCCAATTGAATTAGATACACATTCTATATCAGATAAATCCCACTTTAGGGTAAATAATACATTTAAAAAAGAATTATTTTTAAATTCATGTATAAATTTAGTAACAGAATCCTCATTTCAACAAAATGAATTATTTGTTTCTGAAAAAATATTAAAACCAATACTAAATTATCAACCATTTATAGTTTTTGCAGGATATGGATATTTAAAACATTTAAAAACTTATGGTTTTAAAACTTTTTCTGATTTTTGGGATGAAAGTTATGATGAAATAGTAAATCCAGAAGAAAGATTTTTTGCTTTACTAAAATTAGTAAGAATGTTGAATAAAAAAAGTATTGATGAATTAAATGAGTTATATAAAAACTTAAAACATATATGTATATATAATAAACATATTTGGGATAATTTGGAAATTAATACTTTTGAAAAAATATTAAAAAATATAGAAAACGAATGGATACAGAAAATAAAGAAGATATTTTAAAAAAATATATTTGTATTCAACCGTTTAAACATGTTGAGTTTTTTCATCAAGAAATAACTCTTTGTTGCCCAACTTGGTTAGATACTAAAATAAAATTTGATAAAAAAGATGGTGAATATGATTATGATGTTTGGAATTCCGAATTAGTACAAGATATACGAAAATCTATATTAGATGGAACATATTCATATTGTAATAAAACTACGTGTCCTCATTTAAGTACTCTTATTAATACTCAAATTCCCAGTGGGTATTTTATTAAAAAAGATTATTTACCATATATTGATACCGAAGGGTATTGGATTGAAAATAAAACATATAATGAACAAACTCCGGCATCTATAAATTTTACATATGATAGAAGCTGTAATTTAAAATGTCCATCATGTAGAGTTGATACCATAATGGCTAAACCAGATGAGGTATTAGAAATAGATAAAATAACTAATTTTATAAAAAGTAAGTATTCAAAAAATGTAAGAAAACTTGCTATTACTGGAAGTGGAGACCCATTTGCATCAAAATCATTTAGAAAATTTTTAATAGAATTTGAACCAAAATTATGGCCAAATTTAAATGAAATATATATTACTACAAATGGTATTTTATTTAATAAAGAAAATTGGAATTTAATAAAAAATGTTCAACCATATATACAAATGGTAGAAATATCAATGGATGCCGCAACAAAAGATACCTATGAAAATATAGTTAGATTAAATGGCAAATGGGATGTATTAATGGAAAATTTAGTGTTCATTTCACAAATTAATACTATTAATACTTTACGATGTTCATTTGTTGTTCAAAATAATAATTATAAAGAAATGTTAGCTTTTGCAAAATTAATTTATGAAAAAACAATTGAAAGAACTGAAAATCAAACACACCCACATTCCACTTGGGTATATTTTGCTAAAATAGCACAATGGCCGCATATAACAGATGCTAAATTTAAAGAGTTATCAGTATGGGAACCCGACCATGCAAATTATAATGATTTTGTAGAACAAGTAAATGAGTTATATGAGTATGAAAAAAGTTTTGACAATATGGGTTTTGGTGGTATAAATATAATGAGTAATTTTACTGATTTAATAATTCAAAAATAATATATATATATAAAACAACACAAGATGAATGGTAAAAAGGTTTTGATAACAGGTGCCAACGGATTAGTTGGTAATTATATGGTTGATAAATGTATCCAAAGAGGAGCATTTGTAACTGCAGTGGATATTCACACTCCAGAAAATCAATTAGAAAAATACAATGTGGATAACTATCAGTTTATTAAAGCTGATTTACGTGAATTCAAAAATTGTAAAAGAGTAGTTGAAGGACAGGATATAATTTTTCATATTGCAGGCGTAAAGGGTTCTCCAAAAAGAGCAGCAGAACAACCCGCAGATTATTTTGTACCAATGTTGCAGTTTAACACCAATATGATGGAAGCTGCACGTTTAGAAGACGTAGAATGGTATGTTTACACATCAACAGTTGGAGTATACCAACCGGCGGAAGTATTTTATGAAGATGATGTTTGGAAAACCTTCCCATCGGAAAAAGATAAATACGCCGGATGGGCTAAAAGACTTGGAGAACTCCAAGCAGAAGTATATTCAGTATCGTACAATTGGAATCGGGCATCGATTGTAAGACCGGCAAATATTTATGGTAGACATGATAACTTTAGTCCAGAATCTACCGTCATCGCATCCCTAATCAAAAGATTATTCGGTGAGAAAGAACATCCATTAGTATGTTGGGGAGATGGTTCTCCAATTAGAGATTTTATCTACGCGGGAGATGTTGCTGATGGTATTATTCAGGCATATGAACAAAAATTAACACAACCAATAAATTTAGGTAGTGGAACGGGTGTAACAATTAAAGAACTTGCAGAAACTCTTGTAGAAATATACGAAGAAATGTATGGAGAAAAAGTTGAAATAAATTGGGACCCAACAAAACCAAATGGTGATGAGAAACGATTGATGAGTACTGAAAGGGCAGAATCGTTTGGAATTAAACAAAAAATATCCTTAAAGACAGGATTAAGACATACAATTGATTATTATTTAAACGAATACAAAAAATAGAAATATGAAAAAAACAGACAAAATTTTAGTAACTGGTGCAAGTGGATTTATTGGTTCTAGATTATTAAAAAGTTTATACGAAGCAGGTTATACAAATTTGAGAGCAACTGCAAATTCCAGAAAATTAAGAAATGATTTTGAAGGTTCTGAAAATATAGAATTTATCAAAGGAGATTTACGAAATGATGGATTTTGTAAACAACTCACCAGAGAAATTGATGTCATATTCCATTGTGCAGCAAATACATCTAATGCATTAGATACTAAATTTAATCCCCTATTACATGTTACTCCAAACATTGAAATGAATGTTAACTTAATGGAACAATCGTGGATTAATTCAGTAAAGAAATTTATTTTTATATCATCAAATACAACATATCCTGATATGGGAGATGTACCTTGTACCGAAGATATGGAAATTCAAACCCCATCAATTGTACCAGTATACAAAGCAGTTGGTTGGATGAAGCGTTATTGTGAAACACTTTGTGATTTCTTTTCAAATCAAATTCATAATCCAATGCAATGTATTATCATTAGACCTTCAAATGCGTTTGGACCAAATGATAAATTTGATTACGAAAAATGTCACGTTACCCCTGCAAATATTAGAAAGGTAGCAGATAATCTAAACCCAATACCAGTATGGGGTGATGGAACTGAAGTTAGAGATGTTATTCACGTAGATGATATGGTTAGTGGGTTTATATGTGTAGCAGAAAATGTTCATACACATGATGTATATAATGTATCATATGGTGAGGGGTATACTGTAAATGAAGTTTTAGATACGATTAAAGAGATAGAAGGTAATACTAACCCAATTGAGTATGTAAATAACAAAGCTCCTATGATTCCCGTTAGATTACTTGATAACACTAAATTAAAAGCATTAGGTTGGAAACCAAAATACAATTTACGAAGTGGATTAACCGATGCCCTTAAATGGTATAAAGAAAACAAAAATCAATTTAATCCAAATTCAAAACCATAATGAGTACACCCCAATTTACACCATATGTTGATGCATTAACAAATGCTATGAAAACATTGATGGCAGATGAAAGTATAATCCTAATTGGACAACAAATTGTTTATTATGGAAATCCAATGTCAAAAACAATTGATGGGTTGCCAAAAGAAAGAATGATTGAAACTCCCGTTATGGAAGAAACTCAAATGGGAATGAGTTTAGGATTGGCAATGGCAGGTCATAAAGTAGTTTCATTTTACCCTCGTTGGGATTTTGTAATATGTGCAGGTAATCAATTGGTAAACCATTTAGATAAAATCAAAAAAATGTCAAATGGTCAATGGAATCCACACATTCTAATCAGAGTTGGAAAGGGTTCAGATAAACCATTAGACCCAGGTCATCAACATAAAGGAAATTATATAGAGGAATTTAAATCAATGTGTCCTAACATAGAATTTCATGATTTAAAGACTTGGCAAGATATTGAATTGGCTTACAAATACGCAACTGATAATGTTGGTATCCATATACTAGCAGAATATCCAGAATTATACTATGCAAATTAATAGAATATTTGATTTCCTTGGTCCATCTGGTTTTATACCAAATGGAATAAACTATAATTTTACAAGTGATTTGTGGGATAATAATTTTTATATTGATAATGATTATATCAATATAATTGCAAAAAAATACCTACAAATTTCAGTCTACGATTGTTTTTTAAATATTGGTGATTATTGTATACGGGATTATCATATTAGTGATTTACGTTATGATGATGAAACTAATACAGTAGGAGTTCCAACTGAAAATTATTATTACACCATTGCACCATTTGGAAATGTATTAGTTTCTACTGGACAAGATTTTACATACCATCAAAATAAACATACATTTGATTTTATATCATCTAAAACTAAAAAGTTTTTAAATGCTAAAAATTTTTATTTAATTTTTGATTATAGTAGTGAAGGTGATATTAAACCTGAGTTATTTGATAATATTCACGAGGCGTGTGAAAAAAATAATATTAATCCATCTAAAGTATTGATAATAACTGCAGCTGCAAATACTACTCAACTATATAATGATAATTATGTTAAAAATAACAACCCAACTTCATTATTAAAAACAGCATGTTACCCATGGGCTGTTTTTGCAAAAAGTAAAGAAACTGATGAATTATTAAAAGGTAAATCTGAAATGTATTTTAATGGTCATACAAATATGAATTCAATTACAAAAATGCATGATTTACCAAAATTAAAAAATAGAGAAAAGAAAGCATTAATGTTAAATCGTAGATTACGACCACATCGATTAATTATTTTATCTTTATTACAAAATGATAAATTATTAGATGATACTCTTTCATCATTTGATATGAGTGAGATGTTATATACACCCGATGCAGGATTAGATTTAGTTAGTGGTGGTGGGTATGATAACACACCATATATTTTAGACCAAAATTACAAAAATAAAATGAGTACAGGGTTTCATAATTTAACAAAAATTAAAAAAAGAGTGCTAGATTATGAAGATTTTGAATCTATATGGGGTTTTGCTTTTGAAACTAAAGATATTTATGAAAAAACGTATTTTAGTATAGTACCAGAAACTCTTTTTTATGAAATTGGAGTTTATATATCAGAAAAAGCATTAAAACCAATAGCTCATTTACATCCATTTGTTATGGTTGGTAGACCGGGTATACTAAAAACACTTAAAAGAATTGGGTTTAAAACTTTTTCTGATTTTTGGGATGAAAGTTATGATGAAATTGAAAATAACGGTGATAGAATTGTAGCAGTATATGAAGTTATAAAAAAATTAATTTTATTAACAAACGAAGAGTGGGATGAAATGATGAAAAAAATGTTTTATATTTTGGAATATAATAGAAATCATTTACTAAAATATAATCACAAATATGTAGCAAATATGTATATGAAAAATTTAAATAAAATAATTAACGGAGAATTAGTAGATTTACTTTAATAAAAATAACATTATGAATATTATACAAAAAATAATTTCTTATTTTACTAAAAAAAGAAATAAAAAGAAACAAACTGAATTGTACAAAAAAAAATTAGAAGAACTCCGTAAACGAGACCCATTTGTTTATAAAAATCACTAATTATTGAATCATTCATATTTATAGACTATTAGAGCACTGCATATATGAATGAACTAAGTCAATATCTTGTCAATCAAATTTTATTAGAAGAAACTGAATTACGCAATTTTGTTGTAGTATATTCTGGTAGATTCCAACCTTTTCATAAAGGTCATTACGCAACTTATCAAAATCTTTGTAAGAAATTTGGTAAGGACAAAGTGTTTATTGGAACATCTAATAAAACTGACAATCAAAAATCTCCATTTAATTTTAAGGAAAAGAAAATAATCATGACTAAAATGTTTGGTATTCCATCAAACAAAATAGTTGAGATTAAAAATCCTTATGCACCAACTGAAATCTTAAAAAACTTTGATGAAACTACAACTGGTTATATAAGTGTTGTTGGTGAAAAAGATGAAATGAGATTAGGTGGAAAGTATTTTGAGAAATATAAAGGTAAGATAGAACAAGGATATAAGGAAAAAGGTTATGTGTATGTTTCACCCTCGCAATCAAACCCAATATCAGGTACTAATGTACGAAATTGGTTGAGTAAAGGGGATGAAGAACAACAAAGGGCTGGATTCTTAAAAGCATATCCAAAGTTTGATGAAAAAATATTCAAACTAATTACTCTTAAACTTAAAACTATGAGTGAAGGAATGCCAGGTGGAACGGGTATCGGATTGTCGTTTCCAAACGGAACAATTAATGGTGCACCGAAACCTGAAGATGTGAAAAAGATGCGTAAGAAGTTAGATGATGAAGATGAGGTAAACGAAGAGATTAAATTAGATGTTAATATTGGTGATACCATATTAATGGGTAAATTTAAAAATAAAAAAACAGTAGTTAAGACGATTGGTAAAGATGAACATGGAATGCCAACGATTAATGGTAAAAAAGTGGCTACATTTAGAATTCTACCAAAACAAAATATTTTTAAAGAGGCGGCAACTGTTTCCGGTGGTGATGATTCACAACCTGATGGTGGATATCTACCAAAAGGTAAAGCAAGAGTATTAGGTGGTGATGATGGGGTTAATAGTAGTGATGATTGGTTTGTTAGAGGAGGATATACCCAAACTGATTTTCCAAAAGCAGATGCAATATATGCAGCAGATGATGAAAACCAAATAACATTTAAGATTAAATCAAAAAACAACGCAAGAAGTTTGAATAAACCAACCACTTACCCACTTGGGTTTGATGATATTGATGTCACTCAAGAAATTGAAAAAATTGAAAAGGCAGAAAAGAGATTGAAAAAGAAAACAAAACAAAAAGATTCTATTTCAGAATTAATAACTGATTACTCTGATTTATTAGATTCATTATTTGAATCAGATGGCGAAGATGATAAATATGTGCATGTAGGAAATGGCAAGTATAAAGAAAAAACTAAAAAAGATGTAGATGGTGCACCATTATTCAAAAAAGATGATAATGGTAAATATAGTCCAATTAAAGGAGATGACGAGGGTGGGGCTGATAAACCGGTTGGTCAAGCAATACAAGGTGCCGATATGTTTAAACACGATAAAAGTGTTAAACAACCAAATGATTCTGATAAAGATTTTAAAGCACAAGCAGATAAAGCACAGTCAGATTTTAAAGCACAATCTGATAAAGCAAAAAGTGATTTTAAAACACAATCAGATAAAGCACAAGCAGATTTTAAAGCACAAGCAGGTGATAATGTTCAAAAAGCTAAAGCCAAAGGATATGATTTTTATAAATTATCTTTAGATGATAAAGAATTAAAAGCAGAAGAAGATAAAGAAAGACAAGCGGTTGCAGATGCAAAAGAAAAGGGAGATGACAAGGGAGTAGCAGCAAATACATTAAAATATATTCAAACACGAATTGCTAAAGCTAAAAAAGCTGGAGATAAAGAATCGGAACAAATGTGGTCCGATGATTATACTAATAAAAGAAAAGATTACGAATCTCAATATGGTAAACCAGAAGATGAATTTGATTTAAAAAATACAAAATCAGAACCAAAAAACCCAAAAGAGGCATCGACCGAAGTAGCAAATAAATTAAAGAATAGAAAAACAAAAAATGGTGAAGAATTAGATATTGATGTAACCCCAAATGGTTCATTGATTATTGGAGTTGAGCATGGGAAAAGAAAGAAAAGTAATAAACAAACAATAGAACAAATAAAAACTTTACCTAAAGATACAAAAGTAATGTTTGTAGGTGAAGGTGGTATGAGTAAAGATAAGAATGGTAATATTGAGTTTGCTGGAGAACAAGATGAAATCAGAAATGCTGTAAAAGGACATTTTAATAATTCAGAAGAAAGTAGTTGGGATGAAAATGCAGACGTATTGGATGATAAATCACCTGTATTTGATGAAGTAGCAAAGGTATTAGGTGGAAGTAAATCTAAAGCTAAAGCAGCATTGTGGTCAAATATGTATGGACAAGATGGTCCTGATGAAAATATGTCACCTGAAGATTATTTAGATGATGAAGGTAAAGCGTGGTTAGTAGACCAGGCACAAAAAGGAGGAGTAACATCAATAACTAAGGATACGGATTTTAATAATTTATCAGATGAACAAAAAGATGATTTGTATCAATTAAATTATAGAGATGATGATGGGTATGGTGAAACTGAAATAAGTAAAGCACAAGAAGAATATAATGGATTTCGTCAAAGGGAATTAGATAGAAAAATAAAAGAGGCAGAGGATAACGGATATACAGTAATTGCACCCGTTGGTAATTCGCACGTTGATATGCGTAGACAACGAACCAAAAAGAAAGATGCAGAAGATGCTCCAAAGGTGGATGTAAATAAAAATGCACCAATTGCTCTCCAAAAAATTAAAGATGGTGTAAAGAATTGGAGTGTGCAAGAAAAAGAATTTTTTACAAAAAAAGTACACAAAGGTAACTCACCGGAACGAAGAAGTTTTGCGGAAGCGGTTAAACATAAAGCTAAAGGTGCGTTGGAAGCAATTAAACATGGTGCCAAACACGAAGTTCATTTGTTTAAAGAAGCCGGTAGTGGGGTTAAAAACTTTTTTAGTGGTAAAGAGGTATCAAAAGAAGAAAAGAAAGCACTAATTGGAGTTGCTAAAAAAGTTGCATTAGCAGCAGCATTTGGTGCAGCTGGAGGTGGATTGGCGCATGGAGCTTTTGCTTTTGGTAAACACGTAATGATGGAATTTATTCCTCACGTAGTTGTTGAAACTCTTGCAGTAGGTGCGGGTAAAGCAGCACTATTTGCAGGAGAGGAAGAACCAGATGCGGATATGTTAAAATTCATAGATATCATAAGTAAGAAATTAGAAAGTGCAAAAATACCAAATGATGTAATGGCTTCTGCAATAGAATCGTTTAATTCTAATAAAGATGAAAAGGGTGATATTAAAGAAAATTATTACTATGATGGAACAGTTGATAATTACGCAGATTGGGCAAGAACCCATCCGAGAAAATACGATAATAAGAAAGCTAATTTTAAAGTAAAAGATTCAGGTCAAGATGATTTAGAGGAAATAGCGGTACAAATTGATAATATACCTAGTGAACCATTAACCGAAGTTAAAAAAGAAAGTGTTGTAAATTACTACAAAGAAATTTGTAAAGATTTAAAGATAAAACCTATTGCAGTTAAATTCGGTTCAGTTGGTCACGCAGGTGCAGCAACTACATTTGATTCTAACACATTTATACCAGAATACATTACTTTTGATTTGAGTAAGGTTACTGATATAGAAAGGGCAATATTACACGAGATAACACATCAAATACTTTTAGTGAAACAACAAAATCCATTCCATAATTGTCATAAGAGTGCAGGATTTAAAAAAGTAGAAAATAAATTAATAGATAAATACTTTTATTCATCACAGAGTGCAGTATTAAGAGAAAGAGTTAAAGTTGAAATGGCTAAGACTGATATGGATTCAGTTGAAAAATATGCCGATTCACAAATGAGTCCAACTGATGTTGATTTAGGAAAAGAAACTGACCATTTCTTTCAAAGGTTAAACGACCCACGAAATGGTAAAGAAATATCACCTGCAGAATTAACAGGTTTATTCAAAAGATTGGCTAGAAACAAAAAGAAATTTTTAGAGTTCCTAAAACAATATAAAGAGTTTGTAGTTAAAGATAGAGTATCGAATATTAATATAGCATTTATTAAAGTGGCTGATAGATTAATTGCTAAGACGGTAATGAGAAAAGCTGATTTCAAATCATCTACTCCTGTATTTACAACCGAATCCCTAATAATGGAAGGTGGTGCATATGGACATATGAATCATCCATTTGATACTGAAATCAATTTAACCTTTGGCCAACTTAAAGATATTGTAAATCGTGCATTGGATGGTAACTTAGAATTTGCTAGAGAGAAAACTGATGGTCAAGCCTTGGCTATAAGTTGGATAGATGGTAGATTAGTAGCAGCAAGAAACAAATCACATTTGAAAAACAAAGGTGCTGGGGCGTTAGATATCAACGGAGTAGCAGATAAGTTTGCGGGTAGAGGTGAATTAACCGATGCCTATAACTTCGCTATGAAAGACCTATCTAACGCCATAAAATCATTATCCCAAGCACAAAAAGATAAAGTATTTAAGAATGGTTCATGTTTTATGAACATAGAGGTGATATATCCTACCTCAGTCAACGTTATTCCTTACGGTCAACCACTATTAGTATTTCACGGAACAATGGAATACGATGAGAATGGTGATGCGATAGGGGAATCAGCAGAAGCAGGTAGAGTATTGGGTGGAATGCTTAAACAAGTAAACGCCGATGTTCAATCAAAGTATACACTGCAAGGGCCACCGGTATTAAAGTTACCAAAATCACAAGACCTATCATCTAAGAAAGGTAAGTATCTTGCTATGATATCTAAATTGCAAAAAGAATTTGGATTAGGAGATACCGCAGGTGTTGCTAATTACCATCAAGCATGGTGGGAGAACTTCGTAGATAAGAAATCACCAACTACATTAGATAACGCCACTAAAATGGGGTTAGTTAAGAGATGGGCGTTTGTTGAAAAGGGATTCCGTATTGATAAGAACTCAATTAAGGATGAAAAGACCCTTGCATGGGCTACCAAAATAGATAAGGAAGACCATAAGGGTATTTCAAAAGATAATTTAATGAAATTTGAAGATATTTTCTTAGGAGTTGGTGCAGATGTATTGGAATTTACCGCATCGGTATTAACAGTTAACCCAGATTCTGCTCTTAGGGATATGAAGAAACGTTTAGAACAAACTATAAAGGATGTTCAGGCAAGTGGAGACCCTAAAAAGATAGATAAACTAAAATTAGAACTTAAAAGATTAAATGCAATTGGTGGTGCTAAAAGAATTGTACCAATCGAAGGAATTGTATTTGTATATAACGGACAAACATTCAAATTAACAGGAGCGTTCGCTTCTCTCAATCAATTATTAGGTATTTTTTACGCATAATTTATTTTATATATACTTATATATGTATTAAAATAAAAACCTAATATAGAATAATGGCAAAGGAATTTAACAAAAAGTTTATGCATCCAACTCGTAGGAAGTTGGTGGATATGGTTATGACAGGTGGTGAATATGCTAAAAGCACCACAGTTGGATGGGAAACCGCTAACGTAGAACGACAGGTTGGTGATGTTTGGGAAGATGAACATCATAGATATGAGAAAAAAGAAGGATTCACAATGAAAACCTCAAAAAACTCTGAAGCATTTGACGAAATCAGAAAATATATAGCAGAATTAGAAAGATGTTCTAATCCAGATTGCACTACAATAAAGATTAATAGTAATCACAAGAAAGTTATTAAAAAAACTGGATATTGTATCAATTGTTTAGCTGAAAGAGAACATAAAGTACGAGTTGCAGGAGTATGGGAACAATATGAGGATTATAAAATATACACTCGTATGATAATCGATGGTAAAATAAAATTAGAAGAACTTCAACAAGCACACGATGATGTGAAACCTTATTATGAATATATTAATGAGGATGGAACTACGGAAAAATGGGAATTACCCAATTCAGTAGAGGAAACCCAAAAAGAAATAATGGAAATCATTACAAATGGTAAGGAGGAGTTGCAAAAAATAGAAGAGTTCCGTAATAAAGCGTTCGAAATTTTAAAAGAACATAATTGTGAACATTACGTTTAATACAAAACAATAATGGCAGGAACTTCTTTAAAAGATATAATAAAATTAGAATACCAAAAGTGTGCAGGTGACCCCGTATACTTTATGAAGAAGTATTGCATGATTCAACACCCGGTTAGGGGTAAGATACCTTTTCATTTATATCCATTTCAGGAAAACACCCTAACCCAATTCAAAGATAATCGATATAACATCATTTTGAAATCTCGCCAGACGGGTATCTCAACTCTAACTGCAGGATTTGCGTTATGGAAGATGTTATTTAATCAGGACTTCAACGTATTAGTAATTGCAACGAAACAAGAGGTTGCAAAAAACTTAGTAACTAAAGTAAGGGTAATGAATCAATACTTACCGAGTTGGTTAAAACAAACAACAGTCGAAGATAATAAATTATCCCTTAGATACTCAAATGGTTCACAAATTAAAGCAACTTCTGCAGCATCTGATGCTGGACGTTCTGAAGCCTTATCCCTTTTAGTATTTGATGAGGCGGCATTCATTGATAACATTGAAGATATATGGGTATCTGCACAATCTACTCTATCAACGGGTGGTAACGCAATTATTCTTTCTACTCCTAATGGTGTGGGTAATTTCTTTCATAGAACATGGGTTAGTGCAGAGGACGGAACTAATGGATTCAATACAATCCGTTTACATTGGACGGTACATCCAGAAAGAGACCAAATTTGGAGAGATGAACAGCAAATACTTTTAGGAGCAAAGGGTGCAGCACAGGAATGTGATTGTGATTTCGTATCATCAGGTGATAGTGTCATAGACCCACAACTTCTAATGTTTTATAGGGAAACTTTTGTACAAGAACCATTAGAAAAAACTGGCTTTGATGGAAATCTTTGGAAATGGGAATATCCCGATTATCAAAAATCATATATGGTTGTTGCGGACGTTGCACGTGGAGATTCTACGGATTACTCCGCCGCACAAGTGATTGATATTGTTAATTCGGTACAAGTAGCAGAATACAAAGGAAAATTAGATACAAAAGATTTTGGAAATTTCTTAGTTTCCTTAGCAACCGATTACAACGAAGCACTTTTAGTAATAGAGAACGCAAATATTGGTTGGGCAGTTATCCAACAGGTAATTGATAGGGGATATAAAAACTTATTCTATATGAGTAAGGATTTAAAGTATGTAGATGTTGAACATCAAATGCATAATAAATTTAGGGCGGAAGAAAGGGGTATGGTTGCAGGATTTTCAACAACCTCTAAAACAAGACCTCTAATTATTTCAAAATTGGATGATTATTTCAGAGAGAAATCTATCACCATACGTTCTAATAGGTTGATAGAGGAGCTTTTTACCTTTATATGGAATAATAATCGTGCGGAAGCAATGAGGGGATACAACGATGACTTAGTGATGGCGTTATCAATTGCTCTATGGGTGAGAGATACCGCATTGAGATTAAGACAGGAAGGAATTGATTTAACTATCAAATCATTAGGTGGAATTCAACAACAAGTACAAGAATCTGGCTTCTATGGCGGTAGTTCAATGGATGATAATCCGTGGTCAATGAAAGTGGGTAATCAAGACGAAGATTTGACTTGGTTGATTAAATAATAAATTCAACATATTTATAGTGTATAATAAGATGCACTATTAAATAATATAATTTTAATATAAAAAATAAAATATGGCAGATACTACATTTTTCAATCGGTTAAAAAAACTTTTCTCGACAAAGGCAATTGTTACTGTTGATGCTAGTGGAAAACGAAAAGTTTTTGATGCGGATGAAAGACAACAAACAAACCTATCTTCATTAAAAGATAGATACACAAAAATACAAAAATCTTTTTATGAACAAGCGGGTGGTGCACAATCAATGGCATACGCTCAAGTTCGTAGAGAAGTATTTAGAGATTTCGATGCAATGGACCAAGACCCAATTATAGCATCTGCATTAGATATTTACGCTGATGAATCTACCCTTAAAAACGAATTTGGTGATATCATAACAATACGTTCAGATAACCCTCGTGTTCAAGAATTATTAGAAAACCTTTTTTATGATATTCTTAATATTGAATTTACTTTATGGCCGTGGGTTCGTAATATGTGTAAATATGGTGATTTCTTTTTAGGACTTGAAATTGCTGAAGGTAAAGGTATAGTAAACGTTACTCCCCACTCACAATATAATACCGAAAGATTAGAAGGGTTTGACCCGACTAATGCTTCTCTTGTTAAATTCAAAGTACAAGAAGACCCAATCGGTAAAGTAGAGTATGATAATTTTGAAATGGCACATTTCCGTTTATTATCTGATACCAACTGGTTACCTTATGGTAAATCAATGATTGAGAATGGCAGAAGGTTATGGAAACAATTATCTCTAATGGAAGATGCGATGTTAATCCATCGTATTATGAGAGCACCTGAAAAAAGGGTATTCAAAATTGATATTGGTAATATTCCACCTACCGAAGTTGATAACTACATGCAAAAGATTATCAATAAGATGAAAAAAGTTCCATTCTTAGATAAGACAAGCGGTGATTACAATTTAAAGTATAATATGCAAAACCTTACGGAAGATTTTTATCTACCGGTAAGAGGTGGTGATAGTGGAACTGCTATTGAAAACTTAGCAGGATTAGAATATGCTTCGATTGAAGATATTGATTACCTAAAAGCTAAATTATTTGCTGCATTAAAAATTCCTAAAGCATATTTGGGATATGATGAAAATGTAAATGGTAAAGCAACCCTAGCAGCAGAAGATGTTCGTTTTGCAAGAACAATTGAAAGAATCCAAAGAACAGTTACCTCAGAATTATCTAAAATAGCAGTTATCCACTTATATGGTAATGGTATACAAGATTTTGAAATGACTAATTTTGAAATTGGATTAGTTAACCCATCTACAATCTACGAACAAGAGAAAGTAAACCTATGGAGTGAAAAAATCCGTTTAGCAACTGATATGGCTGCATTGAAGATGTTATCTAAGGATTGGATATATGAAAATATATTTAAATTATCAGAAACCGAACAAACCGAACAAAGAGGCAAAGTGGTTGAGGACCTAAAGGATGTATTCCGTTACAACTCAATAGAAAACGATGGTAATGACCCTGCAAATCCTCCAAAACCAACCGATGTTGAAGAAAGTTTGGAAAATCTTAAAACAGAATTGAAAGATAAAGGTGGTAGACCCCGCGAAGGTAATACTTATGGTAAAGACAAGCATCCTTATGGAAGAGACCCATTGGGTGATGATGAAAGAACTTCAAAGAGAAGTAGAACATCTGAAACAAAAGCAATGAATTATATCAATGGGATTTCATCAAAAAAGAAATATTTACACGAAACTAAAGATATGTTAGATGAAACTAATATTATCGATGATACGGAAAATTAATCTAACTTCTAATTTTTTATATTTATATATAGAAATTTGAGTCTATCAAAATAAGGATTTAAAAACAATGAAAAAAATTAAACATTCGAAATTTAAAAATACTGGGTTTTTATTTGAACTCTTAACTCGTCAAATCACGTTGGAGATTTTAAATAATGCTCCAGTAGAAAAGGCTAAAAAAATAGTACAAGAATTTTTTGGTGGTAAAACCGAATTAGCAAAGGAATTGCGTTTATTCAATTTACTTACAACTGAAAAATATAATTCAGAAAGTAAAGCAGAAAAATTTATTGATGCTATTATCGAAACTCGTACTAAATTAGATGAAACTAAATTATTAAGAGAAAAGTATAACTTAGTAAAGGCTATTAAAGAAAATTTTGATATTGAAGAATTTGTTGCTTCTCCTGTTTCTAATTATAGAGTATTGGCATCGGTTCATAAGATTTTTGAAGCAAAGATACAAGATGTAACTAATGTTAAGGATGTATTTGATGCTAAGATTACATTAGTAGAACACGTATCTACCACCCAAACATCTATTAAGAAGATTGAAGATAAATTAATGGAAACATATAAGAATCAAGAAAAGGATTTGAGATTGTTGACATACAAAATACTAGTTGAAACATTTAATAGTAAATACACTAACTTAAACGACGACCAAAAAGGTCTTTTAAGAGAATTTATTAATAATGTTAATAATACATCTAAATTCGGTGAATACTACGATTCACAATTAAAGAAAGTAGTAACTGAACTTCACAAATTACATTCCGAAGTTAATGATAAAATCACAAAAATTAAATTAAAAGAAACTATCAATGTTTTAAAAACACAAAAGATAGGAAAGAAAATTACGGATGAACAGGTTTCAGCGTTGATGATATCATATGAATTAATAAAGGAAATAACCAATGTCAGAAAAAAATATTAAATCTTTTATAGACGAACTTATTAAGGAAGTCGAAGATGAATTAGATGAAGCCAATGTGACAGGTAATGTTGATGGCTACGATACTCCTCATGCCTTTTCTGGTAAAAATTCTGATAAAAAAAGAAAAAAAACTGCAACACAATTCGGTTATACATTAGTAAATAATGATATTAACAATATTGATGAATCTATAAACGAAGATACTAAACGTGTAAATATATTAGGTATAGATTTTAATATAAGTGAAATGAATGGTAGAATATTCTTTTCTTTTATAGATAAAAAAGCAGCAAGTATTAAAATTAGAGAAATAGGAACTAATAAAATAGTAAATCTTATACAAAATAGTTTAGATAAAGCATATGGTAAGGGCGAGTTTTTCTTTAAAGGTGGAGACCATGCTGAATTTCAAAATGGATATTTATTCCAACGAAGTATTGGTAATATAAAACTTAATAAACTCAAATTTGAATCCATAAACGAAGCATTAAAACATCTTATCCACGTAGAAACTCCAACACAAATAGTATCAAAACCAGTGGCAAAACAAATTCTTGCATTAGCTAAGAAAGGTGTTCGTTCATATGAGATTGGACTGAATATGGGATTTGTAGGTAATCAAAAAGCTGCAGTAGATGCATTTCAAAAAGTTAAGAATAAAATATATTTTGAATTAGATAAAAGAGAAGGTGTTAATGAAGCATTAGACCCTAAAGCAGAAAAATTCTTAGATGCTATTCAAGTTAATGATAGAAGTATAAAGGATTTAAAGAATATTACTGTCGATGCAACCCCACAAGGTAATTGGTCGGTTTATTATAAAGGTAAACGTATGTTTACTCTTAATGGTAAGATGTTGGATGATAAAACTATTATGAAATATGGTTTAGAGCATATGGATGAGAGTATTAATGAACTAACTAATAACGAAAGGCAAATTAAAAACGGAAATCCGGATAATATATTTTATATATTCTATAAAGGGCAATTTGCAGCAGTTTATTGGGCAATGAATCCTAGTGATTTGTTTAAGATATATTGGGATGAATTTAAAGTAAGAAGGCCAGCTGGTTCTCAATTCAAATTAAATCCAGAATTTATCATTGTCCCTAAAAAAGAGTATGATAAGAGTACATCAAATCGTTACGCAAAATTAAAACCATATGTAGATAAGTTTTGGGATAAATTACAAAACGAATCGGTAAACGAAGGTAAAACACATAAACCAGTAAATCGTTGGTTAGAATTGAAAAATGATGAATCAATGCATGCTAATAAGAAGTTAGCAACTGGTTTGAGAGAATTAAAATATCAATTAAAAGAGGTTGAAACTTTTTTCCGTTGGTATAATCAAATTAAGACTATGAATGAATTGAGTTCCGATACATTTTGGAAAAGAACGCACGGACATATTTATAAGATAAAGGAACGATTAATCAACATAGCGAAAACAATACAGGAGATAGAAAAATAATGAAAATATCACGTACACGATTAAAAGAAATCATCAAAGGAGTAATGACTGAAGAAAATGAATATCAGGCATTCTTTCAAAAAGCATTAGATAAAGCTGGAAAATCAATTCCATCTATGTCAGATGAGGAAAAGAAAGCATTCTTTGATAAAATTGATGCAGCATGGAATGGTAAGGGTGAGAAGAATGAAGAATTAGTGGGTGGCCAAAAGAAATTAGATGTTGATAAAGATGGTGATATCGGTAGTGATGATTTAGCAGATTTAAGAGCTGGTAAAAAAGCAAACGAATCAGTAAACGAAGAAGTTAAAGATTGGGATACTATTCATAACGTATTTGTTAAATTTTTAAAAGCAAACACTAAGGAATTAGAGAAAAGAGTTCTTTCTAAAGACGAAGATGCAACTAAAAAAGCTATCAAATCCATCGTTAGTGGTTTAACTAATGCACAGAGAAATTTGAAAATGGAATCGGTGAATGAAGGAAAATACGATGCTGATTTAGATAAGATAGAAGCAGCTGTTAAAAAGGCATCTTCTTTTATGAGTGTTGGTACTGAATTGAAAAAAATAGGTATTAAATATGATTTTACAACATCGATGATGCCAATGTATATGATTAAAGTATCTGGTAATACCATTGCTATTGTAAATAAGAAATACGCTACAGATTCGGAAAGAATAGTAGGCGATATTGCAATTGGTTTATTAAACTAAATAATAACAATGACACGAAAAAGATTGTTAGATATTATTAACGAAGAGATAACCAAAGTAAAATGGGGTATCGTCAAAGAAGAAATCACAACTGAAGATGAAAAACTTATTCGTGATATTATTCGTAAAGAAGTATCTGCAATATTTTTTGACCTCTTTAAAAAGAGAAAAACGTGGGGAGCATAATGAAAAATTTATTAATAGAAACAACATTATTTGAAGGAAAATTGAATGAAGATTCAAGTGGTAGAACCTTAGTTAAAGGTATTCTTCAAAGAGCGGTTGCAGAAAACCAAAATGGTCGTATATACCCTAAAGAAATCCTAATGCGTGAAGCAAAGAAATACGAAGTTCTTATTAAAGAAAGACGTGCATTAGGGGAATTAGACCATCCAGATTCTGGTATTATCAACTTAAAGAACGTTTCTCATAATGTCAAAGAAATTCATTGGGAAGGCGATGACCTTTGTGGGACAGTAGAAATTTTACCAACTCCATCAGGTAACATCTTAAAAGAATTATTAAGAGCAGGAATCCTTTTAGGTATTTCATCTCGTGGTATGGGTTCGGTAGTTAATATTGGCGAAGGTAAAGTTAAAGTGGGTGATGATTTTGAACTGATTGGTTGGGATTTTGTTTCTAACCCATCTACACATGGTGCATTTATGACACCGGTTACGATGAACGAATCAGTAAATAGACAATTAAAAGAACAAGCTATAGTTTGTGGTGAGTATTGTAAGGCACAAGACCTTATGAGAGAAATCATTACTGAATTAGCATAAACATAAAGGATAAAATATGGCATTTTCAATACAAGATTATCTAAGAGATAACAAAATAGAAATGGGTAGTATTAAGAAAGAAGTTGGTGATACACCTTTTAAGGGTGGTCATAACGATATTCGTAAGACTAACTATGAGGTTAAGATTAAAGCAGATGGTAAGTTAGACCTTTATACACATAAAACTGTATTAACTGAAAGTAAAAGGGTAATTAAAGAAGCAGAAAAAATTAAATTAGGTGAATTGAGTTCTACTAAACAAAAACAAGTTGAAGAACTTCAAAAGCTTTTTGGTGGTAAAATTATTACAATTTGGGATAGTGTACATGGTAATATCGTTGATATAAAAGTGACAGAAAAAAATGGAAGACTTATTGCATCAGATTTAAAAGATTTAATTGCATTAAAAATACGTTGGATAGAATTTGAAAACCAAACGGTCTCAATAGGATTTTAAAATATAGGAACATCAACTAATGATTAAATTAAATAATTTACTTATTGAAGCAGAAACTTTTACCGCTGTAAATAAAAAGACAGGTAAAACATCAATATTTAGGTCAAAAGCCAGTAAAGCTGATGCAATTAAAGCTGGAACACATACTAATCCAGAAGACAAAAAATCAGATAAACCTGATACAAAAACTCCAACAGTAAATATTTTTGACAAACCAGCAAAAAATACATCTGCTAAATCAGATAAAAGTGGTGATAAATCATCAACAGAATTTGATACCCCAAAAATACAATCTACTAAGATTAAAGATATAATGCCTAAGGCAGATAAAAAAACTTTTAATGCACCATCCGATATAAATAAAATATCAGATAGTGATAAGAGAGAAATTTCTATGAAAATTGATGAGTTAGATAAAATAACTAGTGATGCAAAGGCTAAAGGTGAAGAAGCTCCTAACTATAATTTATGTAAAATAACTGTAGCTGGAACAAACTTATATTGTGCTGGTAACGCTGGTATTCCTCGTGAAGAAATGCCACAATTTAAAGGAAAACCAACTCCCGGTTCACCTGCCGACAAATTACCTAAAGATGCAAAGGGTGAAGTGGACACTGAACCAATGTTTCAGCAAATGTTAAAGGACGGTAAAATAAAAACAGTAGAAACCGAAATACCATCAGATAGATTAAAAGCTACACAATCAGAATTAGTGGGTTCAAAAGTAGCAGGCATGGCCAAAGCTTTAGAAAAAGACCCAAATCATCCTGGTATTACGGCACCAATTTATGTAAGTAGAGATGGATATGTAATTGATGGTCATCATAGATGGGCAGCAGTAACATCAGCAGCAATTGCATCAGGTAAACCTGCAAATATGAAAGTAATTGTAATTGATATGGATATCAAAGATGCAATTCCTATGTGTAATAAATTTGCTGAAGACCAAGGAGTTGCTGCTAAAAAGGCAGATGCTAATCAAGAAGGGCCTAAAGCGGATAAACCAACATCAGAACCTAAAAAGAAAAGACCAGGTAACCCATCAGTAAATAAAGATGCTAAGAAATTAGCTGAGAAATCAGGAATTACTCCACAAAAGTTGGGTAATGAAAAATATAAAGAAGCAATGTTTCAAGCAGCAGTTTCTGCATTAACCGATTCAAACTTCCATAGTGAAGCAAGAGAATTAGTTGCAGCAATTGAAGGAAAACCTGAGTTTGCAAAGAAACCTGAATATCCATCAATTAAAGACCCTAAGTATAAAGAGAAAATGGATGATATTCGTAAGAATTCTGCAGATGGTTCGGTTTATATGAACGGAACTGGTGAGATTGATGATTATGGTACGGATGTATCACAAGCATCAGGGTGGGACGGAGTCGATGCAGCAGATGGTATAGCATTTACATTGAGAATGAATGGTTTCCATAAAGAAGCGGATTTAATTCAGTCAGTATTTGATAATAAACCATATATGAAGAATGAAGGTAGAATTTCTTTAACTAAAATGGTAAAGGAAGGTAAATTCAAAGAAGACGATTTAGTTTATAATAAAAGAACAAAGACAGTTGGTATTGTAAGAATGGGTGATGATAAATATGGCGAGGTTAAAACCGATGCAGATGGTAATGTTAATGTTGATGAATTGGAAAAATATAATCCAATAAAGAACAAACACCAACAAAATGCAAAAGTTGCACCATCTACTGAAAAGGAAGTGAATAGTAGAGGATTATTTAATCCATTTAAATCAGAATCTATAAAATTAGCAAAATTAGTAAAATAGGAGATATTAAATGATACGTTTATCAAAGATAGTTAAAGAAGGTGAAGAACCAAAAAGATTTTCTAACGAAGTAAAAAAACATTTCTTAGAAATCGTTTCTACATACAACAAGTATCAAGAAATGATGGATAGAAAATCAGATATTACTGAGATAGCAGAAACTTTGGGTGGTATTACTGATGCAGCTAGAGAATTGGCGGTAAACGAAGCAGATGATTGGTTTGATGCACATACTGTTAAACGTAATATGAATGAATTAACTAAATTAGGTAAATCATTTGACCAAGTTGCAGTAGAAGCAAAGAATTTAGACCAAAGATTACATGGATTATACGAAGATATGGGTCATATCCTATCTCGTTACTATAAAATAGGTGAAATTTCTGAAGAACAAATGAAAGAACGTTTGGGATTGAGAGAAGCGTTAGGTAATGATAAAGCAATGTTAGCATTAGTAGATATGTTATCTAACTCAATGGAACATTACGCTAGTGCAAATGAATTTGTAAACGTTACCTCTAAGATACCCGGTTTTGCTAATAACAAAGCGGAATTAAGAGATGTATTTACAAAATACTACAAAGTAGGGGCAAGAGAAAGAAACGATTGGAATACTAAAGATTGGTTGAAGTGGTTAAAACAATGGCCATTGGAAGAATCTAAAACTAATTGTGTTGAATGTGATAAAGTAAACGAAAAAAACCCCGGCCTATGGGCTAATATTAACGCAAAAAAAGCTAGAGGTGAGAAATCATCACCTAAAAATTCTCAAGCATATAAAGATGCAGTTGCAGCAGGTAAGCAAATAAATAAAGAAGCAGCATATGGATATAAAGATTCAACTGCATCATATATTGATAAACATAAAGAAGAATTCAAAGCAGCAGAAAAAATGAATAAAGGAAATGAGCAATCATTCTATGATTCACTTTCTACATTAGAAGAAAAATTAGGACATCCTAAGTATATGATATTCTTATCAAATGCTTTGAGAGGATATAAAGTAGATATGTATAAAGACCCAAAGATTAAAAATCAACAAGAAGCTGAAGAAGCATTGTTCCTTTTAAGCAAATAATCTATAAAAGACATATTTATTACCAAATAAGTTACAAACACAATTTAAATACAATTAATGAGCGGATTATCAAGAGTTACAGTCGAAGTTCGTAATGGAGACATTGCAAAGGCTTTAAAGAAATTCAAAAAAAAGGTTATGGAATCTGGACACCTCTTAGAACTAAGAGAAAGAAAGGAATACGTTAAACCTACTACAAAAAGACGATTACAAAAACAAAAGGCAATCAGAGAAGAGCAAAAAAGAGTTGCTCTCAGTAAGATTGCAGATGGTGATAGAACGATTAGGTTTTTTACTAAAAAGAAAAAGAAAGTTAGTAAAAAAACACCTCAATCAGATAAAGACACCGCAAGAGATTAAAAATATTTTACATAAATTTTGCGGTTTCGTAAACATTTATATATTTATTTCTATAATAACCTACTTAATGTAGGTTTAATTTTATCCCGTTGGTTAATGAATACCCACCCTTATGTGAGGTCACCGAACAACTAACTTAATCAATTCGATTGAAAATCACTCAATATTTTCAGAAAAAAAAGTAAAGGAAGAAAACAAATGGCAAATTCAAAATTGTTGAAAGATGCAATTGCTGATGCTAAAGCCGTACGTGAAACTGCAATCGCTAATGCTAAAATCGCATTAGAGGAAGCTTTTACTCCAAGATTACAATCTATCTTATCTAAGAAACTTACCGCTGAAATGGAAGAAGAAGAAGAGACAGCAGATGTAACTGAAGAGTATGGTGCAGATGACACATCGGATGCAGACAGCACAAAATTTGACGATGTTGAGAACAAAGACCCACAGGGTATCTCAACTGACGCACACACAGAATTAGGTGATACTGACAAAGAAACAGCAGAACCAGGTAAAGAAGACGAAAACATGCCATTAGCAGAAGGCGATGACGATGCTAATGAAGATGGTGTTAACGACGACCCAACTGGAGCAATTTCTGAAGAAGAAAAAGCAGAACCTATGGATGAAGATGATTTCGATTTAGAAGAAATTATCAGAGAACTAGAACAAGAGTTAGATGGTAAAAACGACCCAATGACAGAAGAAGGTGAAGAAAAAGGCGAAGCAAAATTCGAATCTGAAAAACCTGAGTATGTTGAAGAGGAAGAAAAACCAGAAGCTGTTGCAGAAGGTGACGAAAAAGCAGAACCAGTATCCGAAGAAGACGAAGAAATCGACTTAGACGAAATCTTACGTGAAATGGGTTATGGTGATGACGAAAAAATGGAAGGTGAAGAAGAGGAAATGAAAGAAGGTGCTGATGAAGAAAAAGCTGAATTACAAGCTGATTTAGAAGAAGCATACAAAGTTATCAAATCTTTGAAATCTACAATCAACGAAGTAAACTTGTTAAATGCAAAATTATTGTATACTAACAAATTATTCCGTTCTTATGATTTAACTAATGAGCAAAAACATAAAGTTGTTGAAACTTTAGATAGAACTCAAAACGTTAGAGAAGTAAAATTAGTTTTCTCTACATTAGCTGAATCAATGAAAATTGGTGGAACTGCTAAGAAAGTAAAACAACAAACTAAAATGAATGAATCATTCGCATCGAAAAAAGTTGCTTCAACTGCTCCAAAAACAATTATAGCAGAAAGCAATTCTATGGCAGAACGTTTCAAGAAATTAGCAAATATTAAATAAACAAAAAACAACCCCAAAGGAGAAAAAATAAAATGGCAAATTTTAATTTATCTAAACTTATGGAAGGCAGAAACCCACAAGCGGTAATGTTGGCTGAAACACGTCAATTGAAAAGCAAATGGGAAGCAACTGGTCTTTTAGAAGGTTTAAAAGAAAGAGAGCAATCTCAAATCGCAGTTCTATTAGAGAACCAAGCGAAACAATTATTGGATGAAGCTACCGCAACTGGTACTTCAGCAGGTTCTGAAGAATGGTCTGGCGTAGCTTTACCATTAGTAAGAAGAATCTTTGGTGAAATTGCAGCGAAAGAATTCGTTTCAGTTCAACCAATGAACTTACCTTCAGGTCTTATATTCTATCTAGATTTCAAATACGGAACAGCAGTAGCAGGTGCTACTAAATTTGATGGTAAATCATTATTTGGTGGAGCTGGTACTTCAACTTTTGATGGTGATTTCGGTAGAACTAAATCAGCTGTAAATGGTCTTTATGGTGAAGGAAGATATTCTTACACAATTAACGACCAATCAATTTCAGTAGTTGCAGCTAATGCTGTAACTGCTTCAGCAAACTGGCAAGAAGTTGGATATGATTCAGCTTTATCATCATCAGTAGCAGCAGGTACTTTGAAAAGAGTAACTATTGCAAAATCAAACATTTCAACTGCAGCAGATTTTGACGCAGCACGTTCATTCCATATCTCATCTTCAGGTTTTTCTGCATTAGATGCATTCTACCCTGCAAATACTAAAGTATCAGGTTCAAACGTAGTATTCTATGCTAACTATAGCGGTACTGCTGCTGGTGCAACTGCAAACAATGTAACAGTTAAATATTCATTGGCTCCAACTTCTACAACTCGTGGTGATTTCGAAGATGGTAACCCAACTGAACCAGCAACTGATTTAGGTATTCCAGAAGTTGACTTAGAATTACGTTCTGAGGCAATTGTTGCTAAGACTCGTAAGTTGAAAGCAGTGTGGACACCAGAATTGGCACAAGATTTGAATGCATACCATTCAATCGATGCTGAAGCTGAATTAACTTCTATGTTATCTGAATACATCTCTTTAGAGATTGATTTAGAAATCTTAGATATGTTAAAGTCTAACGCGTTAACAACTGAATATTGGTCAGCAACAATCGGTGAAGAGTTTAACTCTGCAAACGGTACTTGGTCTGCTGGTAACAATTCATTAGCTTACCAAAAAAATACATGGTTCCAAACATTAGGTGTTAAATTGAATAAAGTTTCTAACAAGATTCATCAATTAACTCTTCGTGGTGGTGCTAACTTCATTGTTGCATCTCCAGATGTTTGTACTATCTTAGAATCAATTCCTGGTTTCTCAGTTAACGCGGATAAAGATGCTACATCTTTCGCAGCTGGTGTATCTCAAGTAGGTTCTTTGGCATCTCGTTACACAGTTTACAAGAACCCTTATATGACTTCTAACGAAATCTTATTAGGATTCAAAGGAAGTAACTTCCTTGAGACTGGTGCGGTTTATGCTCCATATGTACCATTGATTATGACTCCATTAGTGTACGACCCATCTAACTTCACGCCTCGTCGTGGTGTTATGACTCGTTACGCTAAGAAGATGGTTCGCCCAGAATTTTACGGCAAGGTTTACGTTAAAGATTTGGCTTCAATCTAATCTTAAACGAATCTTACAACGATTCAATATGAAAAAGGGAAACTTCGGTTTCCCTTTTTTTATGCATTTTAGACGAATGGTTGAATTCATGAGATAAGTGGTATATAAATTTGAGTATATATAATATTAAAATACTATTTATAATAAAGAAATAAATTTTATGAAAAAACTACTATTTGCAACCTTATTGATGATTACATCTATTGTTGCGTTCTCACAAGAACAATCAAGTCCTAATTCTTATTTTCCAAAAGAGGAAATAAAACAAATCCAAAATAATCAATTCAGAGATTATGTAGATTTTAGAAAAGACCACCAAAGACATAACTTTGGACGTAACCAAAGACCACAATTCGGTCCTCAAACATTCCCAATGTTCCCAAAACCTGAAAGAGTAATTGTTAAAGGGGATAAAGTAATTGTAATCTTTGATAAATCAGATTTTGAAAAATTAAGACCAATGGTTAGAGAACGCGTAATGTGGAAAGAAAGACCACACACAAGACCACACCAACTATTTATTGATAAATTCACTAAATAAATTTAAATCCCTTGTAATGAGGGATTTTTTATGCCCATAACTTATTGATAGTCAACCCATTATAACTCGTTGATAATCAATGAAAAATTTTACAAAAAAAGTGAAAATAAATGGGAAATAATTTGGAAATGTGATAAATAATGTGTAGTTTAGCTTTATAAGATTAGGAGATAAACAAATAAAATATAAAAGATATGAACACAATTAAAGAGTATTATGTAGAAAACTTCCCAACCGATGATTTGGGATTAGAATTGAATGAAACCCCAACGTTTCCCGGCCTATTAAATAAACTGATTGTTGGTGAGGATGTTTACCGATACATTGGTGTTACCGATAGTGTAATCAGAGAGAGATTGTTTGAGAAACTTGCAGAGACTTTGAATGTAAAGTATGATTATGTTTACAATTTATGGTTAAAATAAAATATAAGATATATGAAAACGCAATTTGAAATTTGGTTAGGAAAGGTTGATTCAGAACGTAAAAAAAGACATGAATCGGGTGATTATTATAGTGATTATACCCCTTTAAAGGTTAAAAAGGGTTCTAAGTTTATGAAAATTATGGATTCAACCCACGTATGGGCGTTCGTTTCAATGTTTGATGGTTACCATATGGGAGTTCCGGTTAAGAAAGGTGATTTAATGAAACCAGCCAGTTGGAGAGCCCCGGCTAAACATAGTAGAGGAAACATATTTGAGGGAACTGCTAAATGGTCTCATTATGGCCCAACTTATTTGTAAAATAAGTCCTAAAATATTTGGAAATGTGGAAAAAAAGTTGTAGATTAGCTTTATAAGATTGAGAGATAATAAACTATAAAATTTAAAATTATGAAACACAGAGCAAAGTATGAAAGATTGTTAAAGAATTCAAAAGGTGAATACCGATACCAATTCAATTGGGCAAGTGGTGGGTTCAATGATATTTGGGCTAAGAACCTTACAGAATTCAAATCAGAACTTAAACGCCAGTTCGGTAATTCCAACTTAGATGTGGATTACAATACACTTCACAAAGCCACCGAAAGTGGTGCTAGAAGTTGGGATAAGGCAGGAGATATGTTGTGTTGGTAACCCTTAAAATATAAAATATGAATATTACAAAAATCAGCAGTTTAACCGGTATTGAACATACATTGAATATCAATATCACCGAAGATGAGTTATTAAGAGTAGAGAATCGTCGTAATTCAACGGAATTGATACAAAATATCGTTCCAAACTTAACAATGGACGAAAGGGAGTTCCTTATGACGGGAATCACTAATGAGGAATGGATTAGAGTATTTGGCGAAATAGATTAATTAAAACTTAAAACATAAAAGACATGAATTATTCAGAATTATCAAAATTATCAGTAGCAGAATTGCGTAACGTTAACCAAATGGTTATCGAACTGATTAAACAAAAACGTACAATAGAATCGTTAGAAAAGAAATTGTCATTACAAGTAGGTATGACGGTTAAAGTAAATCACCCCAAATTAATAGGTAGAGAGTTAGAGGTTATTAAAATCAACCGAACTAAAGCCAATTTGAGAGTAAAAGGTGGATTTGCTTCATACAACGTACCGGTATCAATGATTGAATATTAAGATATTAGTTTTGTTTATTTGTTCATTTGTTAAAGGGAGATTTCTCCCTTTTTTTATGTCTAATATTTATGATAATGAAAGAAAAGAGATTGTATACATTTGGATGTAGTTACACAAAATACGTTTGGCCAACTTGGGCTAACATAATTGCAACAGGGTTTGAACAACATTATAATTGTGCACAACAGGGGGCTGGTAATTATTATGCTTCTGAAAAATTATATGAAATGCATTTAAAGACAACCATAACTAAAAATGATGTGGTGTTAATAATGTTAAGTAGTTTCAATAGAATTGATATATACAATCCGAAATACAAAGCATTTAATTTAAATGGAAACATATATAACTCAGAACATATTTATGGTGAAAAATTTGTAAGAGACGTGTGGAATGATGAACATTCAATATATAACACGTGGTTTATGGTTAAGAGTATGAAGGCTCTATTAGATGGAATTGGTTGTGAGTATAAAATTCTTCAAGCATTTGATTTATTACAAACCGATACCGGTAATAAATTAAAAACTGATGATAATGTAACCCTACTTCTTAATGATTATAAAAAAAATGTATATATGGGTGAAAGTTTACAATCATATTCTATAAAAAGTACCCCGCAATCATATGGGTTTAAAGATACTCCAATTCCATATGAATTAGATGGGCACCCTACCATAATGTGTCATCATGATTTTGTAAAAGACCATCTACCGGAATATTATGATACTGCTATGTTAAAAATAGCACAAATATGGGAATCTGAATTACCAAATACTAAAACGGAATGTATATTCTATTCATTTTCCAAACAAAAAATAAATCCAAAAATTATTTAAATTAACCTTTTTATATACTTATTATCAAACGAATATCTTACATGGAACAATTAGCTTCAATTTTTTTTCATAGTAGAACACAAACACATCAATTCCACACAGGAGTTAATGGACCGGGTTCTCTTGCAATACATTTAGCGTTAGAAACCTACTATACAGAACTTCTACCCCTATTAGATGGATTAATTGAAGCATATCAAGGTAAATATGGTTTAATAACTTATAAACAAGTAAACGGAATAGATACTGATTCATCAAAAGAAAACATAATCGCATATTTTGATAAACTGATTAAATTTTTAGAAAATGAAAGACAACAAGATAAATTAAAGGTAAGCTGGATTCAGAATGAATTAGATAATATTGCTAAACTATTATATTCAACAAAATATAAATTAGTAAACTTAGGATAATAGGTATAAAACATAAGATTTGAAAGGGAGTGGATTTATTCACTCCCTTTTTTGTTATTTTATATTTATATAAGAATAAATGTATTAAGGAGAATAAATATGTCGCAATCAAGAGTATGGACAGGTACGGCAACCTTCGTTTCCAGTTCATCTACCCCATTCGGATTATATGATGGTGATTCAAACTTCCGATTGGATGCCCCTAAAGTTGCATCGTGGTGTGCACAAAGGTTAGGCTATCCAATTGTAGACGTAGAATTAATATCAAGTAGTTTCTTTGCGGTATTTGAAGAATCAGTAAGTGAGTATTCCGCACAAGTTAACCAATTTAACATACGAAATAATATGGGTGCCCTTGAAGGTCAACCCACAAGTTCAAATTTCACCAACAAATCGGTATTAGGAAGTGAATTAAACAATGTAATTACTATTGCCGAAGGTTATGGTACTCAAGCAAATGTTGGTGGTAGAATTGATATTAAAAGGGGAAGTATCCTTGCATCTGCAGGTACTCAAAGTTATGATTTACAAGAATTATGGGGTGATGTAAGTGAAAGCGGTGAAAGACTTGATATAACTAAAGTATTTTACGAAGCCACTCCAGCAATCTCTCGTTTCTTTGACCCTTATTCAGTTTCTGGACAAGGTACATTGAACTTAATTGATGAATTTGGGTTTGGTTCATTCTCACCCGCCGCACAATTCATTCTAATGCCAATGTATGAGGATATGTTAAGAATTCAAGCAATTGAATTTAATGACCAATTCCGTAAATCGGCATTTACATTCAATATTGTAAATAATAAAATACAAATATTCCCAATACCAACTAAAACTGAAAGGTTGTGGTTTGAGTATATGTTAAAAAAGGATTTCCGAGAAGGAAATACTATAATAACACCAAATGTTGTAAGTGATTATTCAAATGTTGGATATCAGTTTCAAGATTACTCAAAAATTAATGATGTTGGTAAACAATGGATTAGAAAATACACACTTGCACTTGCTAAAGAATTATTAGGTGCGATTAGAGAAAAATATTCTACTATACCAATTCCTGGTTCAGATGTTTCATTAGACGGTGCAGCATTAAGAGCAGAAGCACAAACTGAAAAGGAAGCATTAGTAACTCAATTAAGAGAAAACTTAGAAGAGGTTAGTAAAAAGACCAGAATGGAAAATGAATCCAATATGGTTGAACAACAACAAAAAATTATTAAATCAGTTCCATTAGCAATATACATAGGATAATAACATATGCCAAAGTTTTTTCACGCAAGGGATTTAGATTTTATAAAAACTATCGCTGAAGAAGTGGTGGATTATGTAGTGCAACAAAGTATTACCCTATTCAAAATATCAGTTGGCGAAACAAAAACTAATTTATATGGTGAATCATTAGGTAAGATATACCATGCACCTGCTAATTTGATGTGTATTATTGAAAGAGAGAATACTACATCTAATTATGATGAATTTGGACCGGATTCGCAAGGTAATGTAGAATTCCGTTTTAATAAAGAAAGATTAAGAACACATGAGATACCAAAGATACGAGATATCAATGGTAATGAAATTCCGGCAGATGCAATACAAAATACACAATATGGATATCCTGAAATTGGAGATATTATTTTGTTTGATGAGTATTATTATGAATTAAATAATGTTGTAGATACGGTATTAATAGGAGGTTCACCGAAAGTATATGACCCAACTACAAACACATTCTCAGATGCTAGTATGCAACTTATTGCTACTGGTATGATGGTAAAACGTTCACAAGTACAAATTGAGGAGAGAACATACTAATGGCAGTAGACCCACTAAAAAAACCACTAAATAGAGCCGAACAACTTAAAACTGAACCTAAAAATCAGTACAAAGGAGTAAAGTTATATGATGTTGATTTAGCAATTGCTGAACATATGGTAGATACTGTCGTTCCTACATTAGAAATTTTAGGGGAATCAATAAAAGTACCTGTAATATATGGTAATCCAGAAAGATGGAAAGCTATAAAAAGAGATGGGTTTTTAAGAGATAAAAATGGTCAAGTTCAAACACCCATAGTTGTATTCAAAAGAAATTCAATTGCAAGAGATGAATCATTGGCAAATACAATGAATCGTCACGTATCATATCCTACCATATCTATGTATTCTAAAAAACATAAGTATGATAAGTTTAGTCTGATGACCGATACTAAAAGACCAGTTGAACAATACAATATAACCATGCCGGATTATGTTAGTGTAACCTATGATGTTATTATATGGACAGATTTTACTGAACATATGAATAAAATCGTTGAAGCATTTCAATATGCAACGGATGAATATTGGGGAGACCAATCTGGTTTTAAATTTCGTACAAAAATAGATTCATTTGAGAATCAACAGGAAGTTGGTGATGGTGCACAAAGAATTGTAAGAACTACATTTACAATGACAGTCAATGCGTATTTATTACCTGAAAAATTTGATAATCAACCAACTACTAAAAAATCACTATCTCCTAAAAAAGTAGTGTGGGGAATAGAGACCGATTTATCTGGCGGTAATATAAATTATACAAAACAACAAATGTATAATGAGTATTCAGACCTAATTGATTTTATTACTATTAGAGGAGCACAGGGAGGGATATTAGGAAGTACCCTAGCACCTGTCTTTGTAAACTCATCTACTATTAAGTTAACTAACGTAAAACTACCTATATGCCCGCCAGAATTAAGAAATACCTATGTTACGGGAGGAGAGTGGTTTAATGTTTATGTAAATGGAGTATTGATACCATTTGCAAAGTATAGTTATTCATATAATTCAGCAACAAATGAAATTCAATTTGTTTTTAATGGTGCAGAAATTATAGAAAATCCAAACGCGAATCAATTAGGATACCCAATAGAAACTACTGATGAAATAGCAGTAACAGGAAAATTTATTGAATTATGATATATGATTTAAATAAAATATTGAAACAAATTGAAGAACAAAATGAGTATACATTGACCCCAAAGGATATGAATCACCCATTGTATTGGATATGGGTCGCAACAAATACTAAACTTAAAGATTTAGAATCATTTCTTAGGCCATTACGTCGCGAACATGCACGTTTTGATATATTTATTAACGGACAATACATATCTGAAAAAGATTATGTAATGGAAGGGTATAATGCAGATATTTTAATTAAATTTAAAAAAGAAAATTTTATAAACGCATACAATATTACGATAAACGATAATATAGTAATGAAGGGAGATTTTGAAATACTATGAAAGTAGCACCAAAAATAAAAAAAGTTCCCTTTAATGATAGAAGTCGTATAAAGGCATTGGTACACGAAGTGTTCGAAGATACTTTAAAAACATCATATAGTTTAAGGGCGGGGTTTGATACCATGCAATTAAATGGTGTGTTATTTACGTTAACTTTGGGTAATAAAAAATTTGAATTTGAAGAAATAAAAATAGATAACAATAAAGATTATATGGATGTGTATTTGCAAGGTTTGTTAAAAGACCCAGATGCATATGATGTTACAACAAATGGTAATAATATAATAATAACATTTAATCAATCAATAACCTTTAGCCCAGCAGATATTATTATAAGTGAATTTTTGGTTAAAGGAAAAATAGTGGATATTTAAGAATTATGGCTACACTTATTAAAAGTAAACAAATACAGGGGGTTGTAACCGCTTCAGTAATTGAAGGAGTATTCACAGTAAGTGGGTCTTTAATTACTACGGATATAACCGCATCTGGTAATGTAACTGCTAATACCTTTACGGGTAATGGTGGCGGATTAACTAATATCAATTTTGGTAGTATTGTTAACGCACCAACATTAGTTAGTGGGTCATCCCAAATAGTTGGTATATTATCGGATTTAAATACTTTTAGTGGTTCACAAAATACTAAGGATTCAACCCTTGCAACTTATACGGCATCGGTTACTTCACAACTTTCAAACTTAACTCAAGCAACTTCATCTTACGAAACAAAGGGTAGAGGAATTGTTAGTGGTAGTTCACAAATATTGGGTGGAACTAATATTATCAGTTCATCTGCACAAATTAGTGCATTAGGATATGTAGTAGGTGGAGGTGGAGGCGGTACAAGTGATTATACTCAACTTACAAACGTACCAACTAGTATTATTAGTGGTTCTGCACAAATTACTGCATTAGGATTTGTTAGTTCATCCACTTCAGTACCTACGGGAACAATTAGTGGAAGTTCACAAATTACAGCGTTAGGATTTGTTAGTTCTTCAACTAATATATCTTCATTAAACGCATTTACATCATCAATAAACCAAAAATTTGATACTCTTGCTACTCAATCAGGTAGTTGGGGTATGGTTAGTGGTTCAGTACCTAATGGAACTATTAGTTCTTCTGCACAAATTAGTGCATTGGGTTATGTAACGGCATCAACCTCAGTACCAGCCGGAACTATAAGTGGTTCGGCACAAATAACAACATTAGGATTTGTGAGTGGTTCATATTTGACAAGTTTAAGTGGAGCAATAAGTTCTTCATCACAATTGACAAGTTCGTATGATAGTAGATACTCTTTGAGTGGTAGTGTTTTAACTTCATTCTCTTCTTCGGTAGATACTAGATTAGATACATTAGAAGCATCAATCATAACTGGAAGTGTAAATTATGTACAAGTATTAGGAAATAGAAGAACCGGAATTACATCAGTAGGTACATCGATAATAAGTGGAAGTATTACTACGACAGGTAATCCCGTTCAAATTATGGTAACGGGTGATGCAAATCCAATAACAACGGCTTGGGCTAGATTACAAATTTATAGAGATGGTAATGCGATTGGTGGCATTGTTCAAGTTGAAAATAGTTCAAATCTAAATGTTCCATATTGTGTAAATGTAATAGATACTCCATCAGCAGGAACTTATGTATATAGCATGAGACTTGTGGACACAATGTCGGGTACTTTTGATTTCGGTGAAGCATCTGGTCCTCTTTTAACGGCAGTAGAATTAAACTCAAAAACATCGTTTCAAGGAATAACTTTAATTAGTGGTTCTTCACAATTGACATCATCATACGATACAAGATATACCCTAAGTGGTAGTGTTCAACCATTACCTTCAAATATAGTTAGTGGTTCATCTCAAATATCATATACAGGTCTTTCAAACATTCCTGCAGGTATTATAAGTTCATCACAACAATTACCACAAGGATTAGTTAGTGGTAGTTCACAAGTATTGGGTGGAAGTGGTGTATTGAGTGGTTCTATACAATTACCACAAGGATTGGTTAGTGGTAGTTCACAAATATTGGGTGGTAGTGGTGTAATTAGTGGTTCTTCACAATTAACCGCATCATACGATAGTAGATATACCCTAAGTGGTAGTGTTCAAAACGTAATACTACCCTCAGATTTAATAAGTTCATCAGCACAAATAACTGCATTAGGATTTGTAAGTGGAAGTTACGCTACAAGTCAATCAGTAGCTGAATTAACGATATCATCATCTCAAATGACTGCATCAATTGCAGGACTTAGAGCAGATGTAACCTCATTAACTACATCAGGAGTTCCTTCTGGTACAATAAGTGGTTCTTTACAAATTCAAAGGGCAGGATTCCTTTTATCAAGTTCATTTAATTCGTTTACACAATCACTTGCTGCAGCAATTACTGCAAGTGGTACAAATGTAACAATTAATGGTAATTTAACAGTAAAGGGAACAACCACTACCATTAATTCAACTACAATTCAATTAGGTGATAATATTATCGAACTGAATGGTACAAATGCTTCATATGGGGGATTGGTAGTTAAAGATTCAAACGGGGCTTCAACTATTTCTGGTTCTTTATTATGGGATGCACAAAATGATAGATGGATTGCTGGCCCTAAAGGTTCTGAAGAAAATATATTATTGGCTGGAAGTGATGGAGTGATATCTGGTTCATCACAAATTTCATTTACTGATTTAAGTAATCTTCCAAGTGGTATTGTAAGTAGTTCTGACCAAATAACATCATCTTTGGATACCAAATATGTGTTAAGTGGAAGTATTACTCAAACGACTTGGGATAATATAGGAAGTAAACCAGGTGGAATCGTAAGTGGTAGTTCACAAATAACTGCTTTAGGATTTATCTCATCATCTCAAACATTAGATACGGGTTCATTAGCAACTACTGGCTCAAATACCTTTATTGGTACACAAGTTATAAGTGGTTCGTTAAATGTAAGTGGTACAATTAATCCAGATAACGTAACGGTTGGTATTCCAACTTCAAACGCATGGCAAAGTAGTTTGAATGGTTCTTATTTTAATAACTTTACATCCGAAACGAATGTATCAGAAATACTTCGTTTTGTAGCAGGATTATTATCAGCATCAGCACCGGATGCATCACCAAATACAAGAACATTAAGTTCAGTAACCGCAACGGCACAAAACACAACAACGGGTACGGCATTAACAGGTAGAATTCCACAAACTTCTACCAATACAACAATTACTTATTTAAATAGTAAAGGATTTGCAACTGCAGGTTCAACTATGTTTAGTGGTATTACTATTAATACAGCAAACTACGGATATAATTATACATCAGTAGCAGGGGGTTCAACCACTGCAACCTCATCATTAGATTCACAATTATTTGGATTGGGTAATTTAAGTAGTGGAGCAGCAACAAACTTTAAAGTAAGCGGTTCATTTACATTTAGATTTAAAGATAATAGTGCAAAAACTGATACGGCAACTTCATCTTCGGTTGTAACTATAACACAAACTGGTGCAGGAACAACAAGTGGTGTAACATTGGCATTAATTCCAACTGCAAATTCAGCGGTAATACCTGCTGGATATCAAGATGGAAAATTTGCATCGGCATTAGGTCAAACTCTTTATAGTGGTTCTGCAACGGCAGTAAGTGCAAGTGGATATTATCATATATCAGCATCTATTCAAATAGCAAGTGGTAGTAGTGGATATTCAACTCCAATAGCAGCAAATGGTTCGGAAGTATTTTGGGCACCATTGAGTACAATCTCAACAAACGTTCCTACACAAACACCAACATTAGTTGTTAGTACTTATGTACCATTAACTGCAACATCTCGTTCATTAAGTGGTGCACCATATTTAACAGGTGCAACTTATGAAATCAGTGCATCAGTTTCAGGTACATTTAATCCATTATTTTACAATGGAACTATCGCATCAATAACTGAAGCGGATTCATTAGTAACATCAACCGGTACATCAACAGTTGCTACATCTGGTGGTACAATATCAACTGCAAATGCGGTTTATGGTCTTGATAATACATTAAGAAGTACTTCAACTATACCATATGAAACGGATACTATTAGATTAAATTCTAAATTTACATTCACACCATCAACAAATGAGAATATTAACCAAACAGGATTAGGTACAACTTCATTTAATGCAACTATTAGTGGATATAACTTTGCAGGAACACAAACATCGACTACTGCAACGATACTATATCATTCCGGTAGTACTTTTGGACAACCATTAAGTAGTGGTTCAATGGCGTATTATGGTGCTTCACAAGTATCCGATGCATCGGCAACTACTTTATATGAACCATTCTTAGGTGAAAACTATCGTATTCAATTAGCAGATAACGTTTTGGCATTTAACGGAACTGCATGGACAACTTCATTTGGATTATATAATTTAGGAGTAAAAGACCTTCAAGTTAAACCAGGACATTTAGTTAAACCCGGTGGTACTTATGCTTATTGGTTGGGTAACCCATCAACTGCAAGTGATTACAAATATTATATTCGTAAGTTTACAACATCAGGTGTAAAAACCTCTATGACTTTAAATTTAGGACAAACATTGGTAGAATGGGATGCAACAACTAATAACTCTGCAGCAGCAGTTATTCTATTTGAATCATCTAAGAATACAATTTATACTCCAGCAAGAGTATATGACCCAACAAAAACCCTATCTAACTTTGTATCAACAATCTCTGCAAATACTGATGGTCAAAACCCATTCGGTAGTAGTATAGATTTATATGGTAATACTGGAGGTAGTGTATCGTCAACAACTTATACAATTCCTTTAAGAAATGGTGACGGTATGTTCTTAAATGCAACATATACGAATATTTATGTAATAGTACGTTACAAAGGAGACCCAACACCAATAGCATCAATAACAATAGTTTAATAATTAAAGAATAGCAAAGATATAAAATGGCAGTAGATAAATTATCCAAATCGAACAGGTTACTTCAAAGTAGAAGATACACTCATGACAGTTTTACTGACTCTCAAGAGGCGTTCACTTCTACATTGGATATTAACGCCGGAGAAGTTTATGTAGACCATGCATTGATACCTTCAAGTGGATTACCATATAGTGGAAGTGCACAAAGTGGTTCGGTATACTCAGTCAACGGACAGAGTGTAATGAAATACTATTATAGAGCAGGTTTAACTCGTTCGGATTTAGCAACTGGTTCTAAAAGTGAGGTTTGGTTTTTATTATCTAATGCAACTGCATCTTTAGCAGGTATTGGTGGTCAGTTGATTGATGGTAATCAACAAACAAATTTTATATCTCCAAAATATAGTGCAGTATCATTAGCAAATGCTAACGCAGAAGATACAACACCGGGTTATGGTGCAAAGGTATTCGTATCTTCCGCTACCTCATCAGTAGGAGTTGCAGCAGGAGACCAAGTTTCGGTAAATAATTATACTTTTGATTATAAGACGGGTGTTTTACAATTTGCTACTACTGCATTAGCACCAACTACTACTCAGTATGTTTATGTTTCTGCTTATCAATATGTTGGTAGAAAATTAATAGATACTCTAACTGATTTAAAAGGTACGTTTAGAGTATTTGCAACTTATAGTGCATTATCTACCTCTCCGGTAAATAATTTTACGGATAATCAGATAGTGTATGTAGCAAATACTGATACTCTATATAAAGCAACAATTACCTACGCTGATTTTATAACTACATATAGTGATTCTATTACTTGGAACACTTACACTTTTGGTGGTGGTAACACATACGAAGCATCTAATGGATTAACTGGTTCATTATCAGGTAGTACAATTTCATTTTCATTGAATACTGGCTCTTTACATTTCCAAAGTGGAGTAGAATATGTAATTTCTTCGGGTTCTTTTACAATTGACTGCGGTAGAATTTAATAAATCTCAAATATCTTAATACTTATACATAACTACACTATATAGTGTTTTATTATTTAGGCATATGTCCTTACAACCAAAAAAATAAAGGTTATCATTTAAATTAAAAAAAACAAAGAAGGAAAACAATGGCACAAATAATTAAACATAGGAGGGGTTCGTTAGAAGCCGTATCAAGTGCTACAAAAAGAGCAGGTGAATTATTAGTTGTAACGGGTTCAGCAGGAATCTCAGCAGCTAATGGTAACACAATCTTATTTGTAGGTATTGATGGTTCAACAGTAACACCCGCAAATAAAATATTACAGGGAACTACAACCCCTGATTTAACAGGAGCAACATATGATACCTCAATAGATGGTATCCCATACTATAACACAGCACAAGAAAAATTATTCATCGTTAATAAAGGTGGTAACGTTGAAGTAAAAGCAAGTGCACAAACCGGTGGAACAGGAATCGTTTCAGGTTCATCACAAATAACTTATGCAAGTATATCTTCAATCTCTGCAGGAATTATTTCGAGTTCAGCACAGGTAAACGCAGATTCAATTACTAATTTTGATGCAAACGTTAAAGAAAAATTAAACGCGGACGGAGTAATCTCAGGTTCAGCAGGTATTATCCCATTATTACCAACCGGAACAGTTTCAGGTTCTTCACAAATTACTTATGCAAGTATCTCTTCAATCCCAGCAGGAATTGTTAGTGGTTCATCTCAAGTAGTTAGTATATTGGGTGCATTAAATACATTTAGTGCTTCTCAAGAAACAAAAAATTCTACCTTAGCAACTTATACCTCAAGTTTAGAAACTAAAAATTCAACTCTTGCTACTTATACTGCATCATTAGATACTAAGAACTCAACTCTTGCTACATACACTGCATCTTTAGAAACTAAAAATTCTACTCTTGCTAGTTATACCGCTTCGGTTGATACTCTTAATACTACTCAAACTTCTAGATTAGACCAATTATCTACATTTAGCGGTTCTGAGCAAACTAAAAATTCAACTTTAGCAAGTTATACAGCTT